AAACTCCTTGCGCTGTACGTCGGTGCGGTCTGCGCTCCGCTCCGGCTGCTGCCACGCAAGGCCGGTGTCCGACAGGCGACTGCCCCCCTGGCGCCATCGGACACCACGGGTGAGGCCGGGGTCACTGCTCCGGCCCCGGCCTCCCCTCCTCGGCTGCTGACACCCGAGCAGCGCCGCATCATGATCACTGCGGTTCTGCCCGCCAGTTTCACGCTGCGTTACTGCCAATCATGGAAGCAGCGTCTGGCGGTAGTCGACGCGGTCCGTGAGGCGATCGGCGTTATCGAGGATTACGAGGCCGGCGGGCCGCTGCCGGAATTCGGAACGGCGCAGTGCGCGAGCTCGTGGCAGGCACCGGCATCGCGACAGGCCTACATCTGCACCCGTCCGACCGGACATGGTGGTCGTCACGGCTACGCGGGGATGTTCTGGACCGACGCGGAGGCCACGCGGTGATCACCACCGAAGAGGTTGTGGGCCTGCTGGACGTATACCACCTCGTCGGCTTGGACAACCAGGGCCGCGAACTGCTGACCAACGTCCTGACCGCACGCGGCTCCAACGCCCTGCTTGCTGACGGCGCGTGGTCACCTGTGCTCGCAGAGCCTTTCGTACTGAACTGGAGCAACACCCGCGGCGTCATGATCGGCCAGGACGCCGACCTGTGGCTGTACAAAGTCGAGTTGTTCGGATTGTTTTGGCGCGCAACCTGTTCCGGACCCAACCGTGAAGACATCAGCCTGCCCCGCGCCGATTCGTGGCCGAAAGCGCAACTCATCTGCGAGCAGCACCGTCGCAGTCGCCGCGCAGCCGCACCAGTCACTTCCGGCGGATAGCCGCCGGGAAGGCCGGTGCCCCGGGGTTGGGGCACCGGCCACCCACCACAGAAAAGATGCCGCCCCGATTGCCCCGGGACGGCACCGACACAACGAGTAGGAGGCTCGAAATGTCAACAGTGACTTTACCGGCCGAGATCGCCGAACAGCGAGAACCAGACGGGCGCACGGCGATCCGAGTGCGACGGTTCGCGGCCGTGACCGCGTCCATCTTCGTGCTGCTGGGCACCGCGATCGGCTATGCCGGCCACGCCCGCGCTGACTTCCTTGACCCGCGTGTGCCGATTCCGGCGCTGACTTGGTGCCCGGGCGGCGGCGGCGGTTCCGCGTGGGGCGGCTACTGCGAGGGCATCAACTTCCCAGATGGCACGCGCCTCAACTTCTTCCGAGCGATGGGGTTCTGGCAGGGCCCGCGCTGCATCCGGCCTGACGGCACACCAACGCCGCCAGCGGCTCCCGGCGGATGCGGAGGTATCGGCTGATGCGCGACATCCTGATCGATTTTCTGAGTGCGCTGCTGCTGTTCTCGATGATCATCGCCATCGTCTACGTGGTCCCGATGATCTACCTGGCGGTCACGGCATGAGCAACATGACCCGCGCCATCCGCCTGTCGATGCCATCACCCACGGCCGAGCTGGAAGGTCTGGCCGCCAAGGTATTCGCCGCTGCGATTCCGGCTGCAGCCGTACCGATGGACTTCCGCTACCGGTTGCTCAATGCCGAACTATGGGAACTTGAGGAACTATACGACCGGCCATGGCCAGTCGATCACGTTGCGGCCGAGCTCGCCAAATGGCGCATTGAGCTGATTTACCAGTCGCTCAACATCGCGCTCGGCCGCGCTGCCTGGTCCTTCGCGTACCACTCCGCATCTTTCCGCGTCGCAGCAGTGCCAGCATGACCGACACCATCGCTTACGCCCTCGCGATCGCCATACTGCTCGCCATCACCCTGGCGATCCGCGCCGCCAGCCGGCGACTCGTCCAGGCCGACAACGAGCGCGGCGTCCGCGACGAGCGGATCGCCGAACTCATCAGGCACCACTGGGTCGACGCAGACCTGCCAGACCGGTACACCGATCAGGTAATCCGTTGCGGCGGATGCGACTTCACCGGCCCGACACGACTCGACCACGCCCGCCACATCGTCGCCGCGATCCGCCGCATCGACGACGCCGACCACAGGATCGCCGCGCAGCTGCACGCCATGGGCTATCGGGGCGGCGGTCCGTGACAACCGCGGCCGAGCAGAACGCGCGCTACCTCGCTGACCCGCGGCTGTGCGTCGACTGCGGTGGTAATCCCGGCGCTGGCATGCCCCGCTGCTACGCCTGCCACGACAAATGGAAGGCCGCCCAGCTCCCGCCGCCGCCACCGTTCGTCATCGAAATCACCTGGACCGACAAGCAGAAAGCCAAACAATGACCACCTACAACAAAATGTACTTCGACGACAACAAGGGAACCCTGACCGCCGCTGGCGAAAATGCCGTGGCCACAGGCCTTGCCGTCTTGATCGACGCCGTCACGGCCAACAACTACGAAAAAGGCTGGCGTCCCCGGCCCGAAGACATGCCGATGGGCAACGTCACGCGCAACGTCGGCGAACTGATTGCGCTACTGCATTCCGAAGTGACGGAAGCCTTTGAAGCGCACCGCAATAACGAACCGGCGCTGTGGTACGAATACGACTCGCCGCTCGGAAAGACCGACCCCACTGGGGAATTCGCTCAACAGCCCATGATCGCTGGCGAAATTCTCGGCAAGCCGCAAGGCATGGCATCTGAGCTTGCGGATGTGATCATTCGCGTTCTGGATATGGCGCAGGAATTCGATATTCCGCTGATCGATGCGGTGATCACGAAGCACTCATACAACCAGACCCGGCCCTATCGGCACGGAAACAAGGCGTGCTGACGGCGACTGTCAGCGCGCCATCCATCCGCCGGAACCACACCAAAAGGACACGATTCTGATGCCAGTAACCTTCATCCTCTCCCTGATCTGCCTACTGATCGGCGCCGTCGCGATCGCCGTCTGGGCTGCAATCCCGTACGCGGAAATCGGCGGCAAGGCAAGACGATTCAACAATCCGTTCGCATTTCTCGCCGCCATCGGCGCTGGGGTCCTTGCGCTGATCTTCGTGATCTCCGCCAGCTCCAACATCGTCGGCACCCGCCAGGTCGGCATCGTCACCAGCTTCAACCGCCCCACCGGCGAAACCCTGTCCAACGGACTGCACTTCATGGCCCCATGGAAGACCGTGGTGGAGATGGATGCCGCCATCCAGAACGACGTCTACAACGGCGACCGCCGAATTCAGGTGCGTCTGGGCAACAACAGCACCGCCCTCGCCGACGTCAACATCCGCTGGAACATTAAGAGCGACAAGGCCGATGAGCTGTACCGCCAGTACAAGACGTTCGACAACGTCCGCTCCAACCTGATCGAACGCAACCTGCGCACCGCCCTCAACGAGGCCTTCATGCGATTCGACCCGCTGGCCGGCGACCCCGTCGCCCCGACCGGCCCCGACGGCAAGCCCACCGGCCCCGCACCCGCACGCATCGACTTGAACTACGTGACCGCTGAATCCCTGCGGCTGATGCGCGAGAAGTCCGGCGACCAGGTCGAAATCATTGACCTATCCATCCCGGTCATCGACTACGACGAGAACACAGAAAAACGCATCAACGCCATCAACGCCGCCCGCGCCCAAACCACGCAGGCCGAGCAGGACGCCAAAACCGCCGAGCAGCGCCGTCTCGCCGCCGAAGCCCTTGCCCGCCAACCCGTCCCGGACTTGAAGATCGCAATCGCCGCATGCCTGAACAAGATGGCCCAGGACGGGGTCAACCTGAACTGCTTCCCGATCGGAGACGGCGTGCTGCCGACCCTGTCGGTGCCGAGTCCGATCCCCGGTCGCTGACAGCGGCTAGTCCGATCAATCACCAGAGAGGCCAATAGCCATGTCCAGCAATACCACTGACGACCGCTCGGATTTCGCGGCAGTGTTCGTGCAGCACGCCAAAGGCCGCGCCGCCGACGAAGCAACTCGACTGCTCGCCAAGGCAGTCGAGGCCGTGGAATCGACCGGCAAGGACGCCACCATCACGATCAAGTTGAAGCTCAAGAAGTACGCGAAAATCCCCGGCGCCTACTACATCGAAGACACCGTCACCGCGTCCATTCCCGAGGACAAGCGGACATCGATGTGGTTCGGGGATGGCGACAACGGCCTGCACCGCAACCCGCCCAATCAGGACGACCTGTTCGGCAACCAACCGATCGACGAAGTCGCCGGAAACAAATAACTCACCGAGAGAACAGGATTCACCACCATGGCACAACCAGAAGAACCGACCGTGACCGGCACCATCACCCTCGAAGATCCGCTATTCGCACGCCGCGGCGACGTGTTCAACACCCCGCACGAGGCCAAGATCATCACGACTGGCGAACCACACACCAGCGTGGCTGTCGCAGTGACCGACGACCGCGGCCTGGAGGTCTCGAAGATCGTCGATGACGAGCGCTCCTACCCGGAGCCGTGGCGGGCCAGCGGAACTCGCACCGTCACCGAAATGGACTCGTTCCTCGCCGAACTCAAGCGCCGCCCGCTCCCGGACAACACCGGAACCCTGTGGGGCAACGCCGAACGTGGCGCCGTCCGGGCCATCTACAACGACCACGCCGGCGAAGGCTCCACCGCAGCCGGCTGGCGCGACGACATCCTCGAACTGAAGCTCAAGGCTGACGCCGATTGGATCGCCTGGCACCAGCTCTCGGACAAGTACATGAACCAGACCAAGTTCGGCGACCTCATCGAGGAGCTGCGCCACACCATCTCCAGCCCCGACCAAGCCGACCTGCTGGAAATCATCGACAGCGTCCGGACATCCACGAATGGTGAGTTCGAGTCCGGACTGGACCGAGCCAACGGCAGCCAGAAGCTGTCCTACAAGAAGGAAGTGAGCGCCCGCGCCGGCGCCGTCGGCCGCGAACTCGAGGTGCCACAGACGATCACGCTGCAGCTTCGCCCCTGGGACGGCCACCCGACTCTGTACCCGGTGCACGCGTACTTCCGGCTGGACGTCACCGAAGGTCAGCTCAAGCTCGCGGTGAAGCTGTTCCCCACAGGCGAAATTGTCCGTCAGGCATGGGCGGAAGTGACCGCCAGGGTCACCGCTGACATCGGCATGCCGGTCCTCGCCCAGCCGTAACCGCGCTGTTCGAGCTGCGCACCATGCGCACCGCGCCCTGGTCTTGAAACCACGGGCGCGGTGCACCACCCCCGAAATCCATCTGTCAGAACCGATCTACGCCTCGAAGGAAGCCCATGACCGCCACCAGCGAGCACCCGAAGGCACAGGTCTGGTTGAGCCGCCTACTGTCCGGCCAACCGCACCAGGTCATCGGCGGCTCTGATGACCCATACCTGCGGCGCTGGTACGTCATCCCTCGGAACCCGGTGCTGAACGTCTACATCCACCAGTTCCTCCGCAGTGACGACGACCGGGCGCTGCATGACCACCCGTGGTGGTTCGTGTCCTTGATCCTCAAGGGCGGCTACACCGAGGTCACCGAGCACTCGCAGCGGACACCACGCTCAGGGCTCATCGGTGGGCGGTATCGATGGTGGGACCGGACGGTCGCATTCCGTCCGGCGACGTTTCGACACCGGGTTGAGCTGTGGCCCGTGCCGTGCGCGTCCTGCAACGGCACTGGTGGCGGATACGGGGTGGTTCCCGGCGGGCACTGGATGGAAACTGACTGCGGGGCGTGCGATGGCGCCGGAACGACCCCGGCGAAGCTGCCTTGCTGGACGCTGATCATCACCGGCCGGCGCTCGCGAACCTGGGGCTTCTGGTGCCGCGGACCAGCTTGGCCAGGTGCCTCGACGCGGCACTACGTCGACCGTTTCGTTCCATGGCATGACTTCGGCGACGCCGGATGCGGTGAGCGCTGATGAACGCCTCCGAAGACCAGACAGAACCGATGGGCGAATCACCACCGGTGCCCGCTGCACCGAAACACCCGAATGTGCAGGCGGTTACGTACTACAAGGCCCAATGCACCAGCTGCGGCAAAGCGGACCACTTCGAGTGGACAACCGCAGACGAGGCGCACAACCAGACCGTGAGGCTCGCAGGCTGGTTCCGGCGCGCCGAGTCGTTCGGACTGCTGTGCCCCGACTGCCAGAAGTGCGACGAATGCGGCGGCAACTACGCGGGCAACGTCGGTGGACGACTGCTGTGTTTGGACCACGACCCGGCTCAGGCGAAGTCGGCGCCGCAGCCCTCACTGGACTTCGGCGCAACGTCATGAGCACCGACGACGAATACCGAGCATTCCGGATGCTGCAGACATCGACCAAAAAGCACGCGATGACCGTGCTCCGCGACGAGGGAACCTACCGGCACATCCGGTTCCAGGAACCGGGAACGTCCATTTGGTGGTTCGACCTGGTCACGTGGCCCGGGCACCTCGTCATCACGGGCGACCTGGAGGACTTCCACTTCGCGCGCATCGAGGACATGTTCGAGTTCTTCCGGAATCCGCCCGGGTATATCAACGCGTCCTACTGGTCCGAGAAGCTGCGCGGCCCTCAACGGTTCGAGTCGTTCTCACCCGATTCGTTGAAACGACAGGTCTACGAACGCTTTCGGGACTGGTGCCGCGATAGCGAGGGGCCACATCATCCGCTCTGGCGAGCGATCCGCGATGAGGTCCTGGACTACCTCGACGAGTGCGACGAGACCCGCGCCCACCAACGCTTGCGCCGATTCCAGTTCGGCCGCTTCGACTTTGGCGACAGTTGGGAATGGAACCTTCGCGATTACGACTGGCACTTTCTGGTCTCGCTGCACGCGATCGTCTGGGGCATCAAGCAATACGACAAGGCGAAGGCCACCAGCCAAACCACGCCGACAGCACCCTCGTTCGAAATTGACAACGGATAGGACCCCCAGTGAGCGACATTGTCTTTCTTGACACCGAGACCCTCGGGACCGAAATCGACGCCCCGATATGGGAACTCGCGGCTATCCGCCGCAGGATCGACGGCACCGAGACCCCGCTGCACCTGTTCATCGACCACGAGCCCGAACCGTGGATCAGCAACCCCAAGTTTCCGGAGTCCTTCAAGGAGGACTACCGCGCCCGGTACCGCGCCGACCACTCGATGAGCCGCGCCGACGCCGCTGCGGTGCTGAAGAACTTCCTTACCGGCCGCCCGCACATCGTCGGCGCAGTCATCAACTTCGACACCGAACGCATCGCTCATCAGCTTCTGCGTCCCAAGGGAATTGGGGAGCTGTGGAACTACCACCTGATCGAAATTGAGAATCAGGTTCACGGCTACTTGCGTGCGGTATCCGAACTACTGTCGGGAGCCGGACTCGACATGATTGGCGACAAGCCGATCAGCGAGCTGCTCGCGCTGCCGTGGAACTCCAACGACCTCTCCCGCGCCATCAACGTCGACCCCGACCAGTTCGAACGCCACACCGCGATGGGCGATGTCCGTTGGTGCATGGCCCAATACGACGCACTGCACGGCGACGAGCGATGAGCAACGTTCCGGTTCCTGACGACGTGGTCCAGGTCGTCGAGCAGTACGTCGAGGGCGAACTGTCCGACGCAGTGAAGTTCGACAATCGAGCGCCGCTTGACGAATCCGGCATCTGGTCGCTGCATCGGCTCGCGGCGAACATCTACGCCAAGGGCTTCGAGGCCGGCACTCGAGTAGAAGGCGAGCGACAGCGGCAGGTCCAACGTCGGGCGCGCGACCAGCGTCCTGCTCGCACTAAGGACGAGGCCCCATGAGCGGGACCCGTGTGGCCGAGCACCGGCCAGCAGTGAAGAAACGCCGTTTCCGGCACGACGAGCTCGTCGCTGTCGACCTGTTCTCAGGCTTCGGCGGACTCACCACCGGAATGGAGCTGGCCGGGTTCACCACGATCATGGCGGCCAATCACAACCGCTACAAGGTCGATGTCCACGAGGCCAACCACCCTGATGCGGAGCACTGGATCGCCGACCTCGTCGACAAGGAAGCGTCGGACTACCACTCCGCCCGTGACCTGCCGCCCGCCGACATGATCGGCGCCGGAGTCTCATGCGTGAATCACTCTCCAGCGAACACCAAAAAGGCCTACGCACAGGGACTCTCACTCTTCGACATGGACGACCCCGACTACGAGGAAGCGGTCACCAAGTCCGAACGCGACCGCGCCACCGCGAACTGCGTCCTGCACTACGCCGCCGTCCACCACCCGCGCCTGATCCTGATCGAATGCACCACCGAATTGTCCTCGTGGGGGCCGCTGGTCCCGGGCAAGAAAAAGGTCGGCGACGGCTCAACTTATCGGTGGTGGCTCAAGCAGTTCGAGCTGCTCGGCTACAAATACCGCGTCCTGTACCTGAACTCGCAGTTCTTCGGCGTCGGACAGTCCCGCGACCGCCTCTACATCGCGATGTGGAAAGCCCACATTCCGACGCCCAATCTGGACCATCGCCCGCACTCGTGGTGTGGCCGATGCGACCGCGTCGTCGAGGCTGTGTGGACGTGGAAGACCGGAGTTCCTCTGACCGGCACTGTCCGCTACGGGCAGCAATACAACTACCGCTGCCCGTCCTGCCGCGGCGAGGTGGTGCCACCGATGACGCCATCGCTCGCCGCGCTGGACCTGCGAGACCTCGGCACCCGCATCGGCGATCGCAAGAAGCCGCTCGCCGCGGCGACGATGGCCCGGGCCGAGCGGTGCCGACAGCGGTTCGCCGAGTTCCCCGCGGTCCTGATGCCAGCCAAGTCGCAGCGCGGCTCGGAGCGCCATCCGTGGCAACCCATGGCCACGCAGACGAGCCAGCAGGAGACAGCCCTCCTATCGACCGGCGCGGTCATGGTTGCGGCCGGTAACACGTTCGAGCGGCCCGGATCAAACTGCCGTAGCCGGGATTTGAGCCAGCCACTGTGGACACAGACCGCGACCAACACCACAGGCCTGGTCACGCCGCCAGTCGCGATCGCCGTCAACAACTTCCAGGGCGCACCGCGCGGCATCGACGAGCCACTGCCGACGCAGGGCGGCTCGGAGACGCTGAGCGTGGTGTCGGCCGGAGTGGTGCCGTTCCGGAAGAACACCGTGCCAACCGTTCACAGTGAGCCGATGCCGACGGTCACCGCCGAGCAGATTCCGGGACTACTGACTGCCGCCGGGTTGATCAAGAACAACGGGTCGATCGAGGAAGCCGGATACCGGTCTCACCCGCTCAGTAACCCGCTCGGTGCGGTCACCGGTCAGCCGACGCAGGCTCTGCTGTTCTCTGGATGGTTCAAACAGCACGGCAGCCAGCCGCACCAGTTCCCGGCTCCACACCCGCTATCGGACCCGCTCGGCGCCATCACGGGCCACGACACCACGAGCCTGCTGACGTCCGAATGGCACAGCATGCTCGCCGACATCACGTTGGAAGACTGCTACTTCCGGATGCTCGGCCCGCACGAGATCGGCCGCGGCTGCGGCTTTGACGTCGACTTCGCCGACCACAAAGGCACTTTCATTGTCTGGGGCTCCAATCGCGACCAGGTCGACGGGTACGGCAACGCAGTATCTCCGGCCGTTGGCGAGTGGATCAGCGCTCGCCTGCGCGATGCGCTTCACCGAGAGGTTGCGGCATGAACACACTCGCAACAGCGTTGGCCCGGCAAGCTCGGGCAGCTCAGCAGGCGAAGTGGCGCGCCCAGTTCGCCGCTCCGGAGCCCGTAACCATGGAGAAGCGGTCTGTCGGCAGGCCACAGAAGCACGGCTCCTACCGCGGATATGCCCGGCACCGCAAAGCGGGTGAAACACCCTGCGGCCCATGCCAAACCGCATACGAACAGCGCCTCGAATCTGATCGCCAGAAGCGTAGGGAACTCATATGACCGATGACACTGTGCGGCCGCCGATCCCCACGACATGCGAACACCGACCCACGGTGGCCGGTGTCGTGATCCCATGGGGAAACGTTCAATTCGCCGACGGCGGCGCCGATTTCAGGGTGCAGCACGAGTCGTGGATTCAGCGCTGCTGGCTCGAAGGCCTCTGCCAACTGTGCGGACTGACCATTCCCGGGCTGCGTGTGTTGTTCGGTGGGCCCAACCAGGTCGCAGCGCTGCAGTTCGACGAACCACCGATGCACCCCGAGTGCGCCGTGTACGCGTCGCGGGCGTGCCCGATGGTGGCGGGCCGGTTGTCGCACTACGCAACTCGCGATGTCGTCTCCAACGGACCGAGGGGCAAGACGTGCTTTGAGCCTGGATGCGACTGCGGCGGTTGGGTTCCCCACCCGGGCCTGGTGCAATCTGAGGGCGGCGATCCTGCCCACGATTGGTATGCGGTCTACACGTACGGAATCGCGCTCGCGGTCAGCCCGGACAGGCCCGACCGCGTTCACTCCTGCGTAGTCACGCCCGACCAGGTCGTCACTATCCGCCACATGTCGACGCCCGGTGTCGGGCGCACATGGCGGCGTATGTCTCTGGCAGATGCGGGGGTCGTGGACTGATGTTGACACACGACCAACGGCGGCGCTGGGCACGCATGGTGCTCAAGTCCGAACTCACACAGGCCCAAAAGACCGTCCTATTCGCGCTGGAGACGTACGCGGACTGGTCCGACGGTACGAATGCCTTCCCGGGCGAGATTCAGCTCGCAGAGCTGTGCGGGATGACCACCCGTGCGATCCGTATGGCGCTCGACCGTGGCAAGGCTCTCGGCTTCATCCAGCAGACGCAGCGAGCAAACCCCAAGGCGCACAAGGCGGCTGTCTACCGGCTCGTCGCTCCGGGCTCGATTGCGGGCATTGACGGCAGTTCTACCGGAACCTCGGTTCCTGTTGAAACTCGTTCTACCGGAACGCAGGTTCCTGTGAATAATCCTTCTACCGGAAGCGCCGTTCCTGTTGAAACTCGTTCTACCGGAACGGCTGTGCACGTTCTACCGGAACGTACGTTCCTCCCACCAGAGACCTACACCAATAACCCTAGGGTGTTACGTAACTGGGGTACGTCACCAGAGCCGGCTTCCGAACTCGACCCACACACCGTGCATCCTCCATCGAGGTTCTGCGACCGTCATCCGTACGGCACCCGCGAGCGATGCTCCGATTGCGCAAATGCCAGAACAGCTTTCGAAGCGTGGCAGGCCTACCAGACCGAGCGCGACGCGGCGGCCGAGCTGGCCGAGGAACACCGCAAGCGCGAACGCCGACGCGCGATCAAGGCTTGCTTGGACTGCGACGAGCTCGGCCGCGTCCAGGTCGATGCCGACACAGTCCGCGTGTGCACGCATCCTGGCAATCCGCCGGACCTGGCGGTGGCCCATGGCTAGCAGGCGGCGGCGGATCGCCGGGGCGGTTGTCATGGCCGACGAGCACGACGACTACCGGCGCGGGCCGGGTCGTCCAGTACTCACTGGCCCGTGCCTGGCGATGTACGCGGTCACTGGCGCGTTGCACCGAACTTGCCCTACCTGTGAAGCCGCAACGCATGAGTTCTGCCGCTGGCCAAACGGGAACCTTCGAATCAAACCCTGCACCGCGCGCACACAGGAAGTCGAAGAATGAAGACCGCAGACATGACGCCCGAAGACCACATCACCGAAGCGAAAAGCTATGCGGGCCAGTGTGATCAGCAGGCCGCCCAAACGCACGCACTCATCGCCATCGCCCAATACCTCGAGCTACTCGTCCGACCCGAGTACGTCGACATCGACCACACGCCCGCACTCGACTGGCCAGGAGCCGACCTGTGACCAACTCCGCTGCCGCACAACGCAAACCAAACCTTCCCGCCGCAGTCACAAGACTGCGCGCTGCCATCGACCGACTCATCAAACCCGGCTCCGCCTACCAGAACAGCACCTACATCGAAGTGCCCGGTCTGTACCAACAGCTCGTCGATGGCCTCGCCGGGTTCCGCGGCGCCGGGGCCTCCGGTATCGCGCGATCGCGTCCACCGATGTGGGTCGACGCCGAAGACCACAAGGCCAACATCGATCTCATGGTCAGTGTCTGGCCCACTGGTGCGGCCGGCAACACCGTCAAGCAGCTCAACGCCCTAGCCGAAAAGGACTGGGGCGTCGAACAAACCCGCCAGGTCCGCAAACTGGCCACCATCATCGACGCCTGGTGCGACGACATCGTGAACCTGCTCAACGAAGTCCACACCAAACACCTCTGCGACAAAGACGAAGACGGCCGCTGGCACAACGTCGCCTGCCCGGCCTGTGGCGTCGACACCGTCTACCACCAAGACAGCGCTGGCGAGAACGTCCGCATGCCAGCGTTGCGCATCGTCGCCGAATACGGAGCCAGCTGCGCCAGCTGCGGCTACTACTGGGCGCCCAACCAGTACATGGAGCTGGCCACCCAGCTCGGCTGCGAACGACCCGAAGGAGTACTCCAATGAACCGAGCACAGCGTCGAGCAGCTGCACGCCGACCAGACCCGCACATCTGCGAGCACGGCAATCCCAAGAAGACCGACGGCAACGGCAACCCAATGTGTCCGCGCGGCTGCGGGTTCACGCCAGCCGAACGCGAAGGCGTGGCAGCCGAGCTTGAACGGATGCGCAAGCGCGCCACCGGCACGACAGCCGCCGTGATGGCCGGCGGACGACTCGGCGAGCGTGTCGTCCTGATGCCACGGCAGCACGGCCGACCACAAACTGCGGTGACGAAGGCCATCGGCAAGTACGCGAGCATCACCGCACCACCCGATTACAAGCCCGTCGACTGGTCAGGGCGCGGCGCATGAAACGTGAACTGCGCCAATACGAATACACCTGCGACGGCTACACCGGCGGTGACAGGTACACGCCAGCCGGTCAGCCGTGCCCTGGTCGCGACATCATCGCGGCGTACGACGCGGATGCTGCGGATGCTGCGATCGTCGAGCTGCGCGACTGGACGGAGCGGGGCTGGGGTTGGGTCTGGACTGCACGAGGCTGGCTGTGTCAGCGCCGGCACCGCGACGATCCGCGCGACCGGGACACGGCGCGACCGTAATGGTGTTTGACGAGACCCTCATCGATCGGGCATTGTCTCCCGCATCGGTGAGCCATGCCCAAAACCGGGTTGGCCCTGGAAATCGGCCGCAGCCCTCTGACCTGCGGAAACGTATAAGCCTTGCTTATAAGCCTGCGACCTGCGAAAACGCTCTGACCTGCGGAAATGCAAAATTTTGACGTCGGAGGACCCCAGGCGGAATCCCCTCCTCGGGGCCGACCTCCCGCCTCTCAGGGCATAGGCGATCGCCCCCCCTGGTCTGGAAATCCGCACCCGGGAATCGGGCACCGAAACAGTTTTTTTGCAACGGTGACCACGCGATCCGCCGAAGGTCAATCCGGCCGGCGCGAGTAGTTCACCCCGCAGAGAGGCGTACAGGGCCGATTGGAGTGCGCAGATGGCACGGACATCGAGGAACGGTTCGGGCCAACATCGCAACACCACACTGCGCGACCGCCACCGCCGCGCCATCGAGCGCGGGCACCCGAACTGCGGCAGCGAGCACCATGACTGCTCGCTGAGCCACCCGCCATGCGGCATATGTGGCGAACCGATCGACTACACGCTCCCATATCTCGACCCATGGGAGTTCGTCGTTGACCACGTCATACCGCTTCGTCACGGCGGCAAAGACGAGCTGCCGAACAAGCAGGCCGCGCACCGAAAGTGCAACCGCGACAAGTCCGACAAGATCGCCCACCAGGCCGGAGTCACCTACGTGACCGAGCGCTGCTGGTGGGAATGACCAACCAGACCAAACCAGTCGCGGTGATGAGCACCGCGACTGCCCAGCGTCAAGTCATATCGCCCAAGGTTGGGCGATATGGGAGCCCACAAACTGGCCGGAAGGAGGCCCCGCAATGTTGCACGCTGTCGCCACAACACCCGACCAGGCACCCGCTCCTGACGGCCTGGTCCTCGACGGCCCGGGGCACCACCTCTGGACATCGGTCACCGCTGAATACACGCTGCGCCCCGACGAGCGGCGCGTCTTGGAGGACGCCGCCCGACTGGCTGACGACATCGACGCCCGCGATGCGCGGATCGCCAAGCTAGACGCGGCGGTCGGTGGCGCCTTCACCGTCACCGGGTCGCAGGGGTACAACCGCCGGCCGAACCCGCTGCTCGGTGAGGTCCGCGCCGAGCGGGCCGAGCAGCGCAAGGATCGACTTGCGCTCGAAGGCATGCTTGCGCGGCTGAACCTGGCCGACATTGACCCCCCGGCCCCGCCCGCTGACACCGACACCACGCGGTCTGGCGGTACGGCGGGCGCTGCGGCGCTGGCCTGACCGGTCGCGTGATGGCAGTGGCCCGCAGACGCCCACCGACTTCGGAGGATCGGCCGAACCTGACCGTTGTCGGATCCTCCGACCCGGTCGAACCGGAACAACCAGACGCCGAGTCGTCTGCGCCGACCGAGCCCAACGAGCCCAAGTCGCTGTCAGTCAGTGAAGCAGTCGACGATGGTGACCTGCTGACGATTCTGCTAGCCCAACAACGGTCCCTGGCTGAGATCGCCGAGCACGGCAAGGCCCCGGACCGCATCCGGGCGCACCAGCAGCTGACCGGTTTGTCGGAGCAGATCGCCGTGATGCGTCGCGCGGCCGGCGACGGCCCGGATTCGATTGTCGACGACGCTCCGGACCAGCCGTGGGACGGCACCTGGAATGGCCCCGGTTACTGACCAGCGTCCCCTGAACGAGGTCGCCCGTCATGTGATCGTCCCCGCCGGTATCGCCTCCACCGGGTGGCCACAGGTCCGCAACACGTGCCGCAACCTGGGCTGGCGGTTCGACCGGTGGCAAGCCGGCGCCGGCTGGCTGATCTTGGCCAAAGACGCCGAAGGCCAGTACGCCGCCGACACCATCGTGATCTCGATCCCGAGACAATGCGGAAAGACTTTTCTGGTCGCCTGCATCGTCTTCGCGCTGTGCCTGATCAGGCCGAACTTGACGGTGGTTTGGACCGCGCACCGAAAGACCACGGCCGTCGAGACATTCGAATCGCTCGCCGGCATGGCGGTGATGCCTCGGGTGGCTCCGTACATCGAGAAAGTGCTCAACGCCCGCGGCTCCGAGAAGATCGTGTTCACCAACGGGTCCCGAATCCTGTTGGGCGCCAGGGAAACAGGATTCGGCCGAGGCATTCCCAACGTCGGGGTGATCGTCGCTGACGAAGCTCAGATCCTCACTGAGAGCTTCATGGAAGACATGGCGGCCACTCAGAACACCGTCGACAACCCGCTGTTCTTCATGATGGGCACCCCGCCGCGCCCGCAGGACAACGGGGAAGTGTTCGCCTCGATGCGGCAGGAGGCCATCGACGGCGAAGTCGATGACACTTGCTACATCGAGTTTTCGGCGCCCGAAAAGGCCCGCGACGACCCGATGAACCCGGATTACATCGCCGAGGCGAATCCTTCGTTCCCGCACCGCACCTCATGGCGCGCGCTGATGCGGCTGCGCAAGAAGCTCAAGAATCTCGCCGCGTGGTGCCGCGAAGCGCTCGGCATCTGGGACGAAGTTGTCGTCGACAAGCCGGTCCTGACTCAGTCGTTCTGGGGCACCCTCACCGCCGACGGCCCCGATCATCACGTCGCGCCGAACGGGATCGGTGTCGACATGGGCCACGGCGGCGACATCTCGGTCACCGGCTGCTGGTTCGGCGGCGACGACGGTGACACCGCCCATCTGGAGCTGCTCTGGGCCGGCACCGACATCGACGCCTGCATCACATTTCTGGCGCGGGCCGCCGGCCGCCGGATCGAAGTGCTCATCGATGACCTGTCGCCGGCCGCGCAGATGATCCCGGACCTGGTGGTCCGTCGGGTCAACGTCCGGCGCGGCACCACGCGCGACATGGTGAAGGCTTGCCAGCGCTTCGAATCGCGGGGTCGGGCAAGACAACTGAGCCACACCGGGCAGGAGCTAGTAACCAAGGCTCTGCTCGACGCGCGCAAGCGCAAGATCGGGGACGCCGGCGGTTGGGGATTTGACCGTCGCAACCCCGAAAGCGTCATCCATCCCATCGTTGGCACCGCGCTCGCGTTGCTCGCTGGGACCGAAACGCACAGACCGAAAACAAGCGATCCCAAACGAGTTCGAAAGGCGGTAATGGGTTGACAGACTCGATTGCATTGCCGACGTTGCGCTTGTCGGACTCAGAGGCGGAAACCGTTGGCCTGCTGCGGTCGCGGCTGACCCAAGTCAGCGCGAAGAACAGGCTGAAATCCGATCTGTACGAGTCGAAGCGCCGCGCTCAGGATTTGGGTATTTCGATCCCAGAGGGCATGGATGGACTGATCGACGCGGTAATCGGATGGCCCGGCACGGTGGTCGATGTCCTCGAGGAACGCCTGGACTTTCAGGGGTGGACGGGTGCCGACGAGCTCAACCTGATCGATGTATACGACGACAATCAACTCGCGGTGGAATCTGGCCGGGGCCATCTGGACACGATCATTTATGGGTGCGGTTTCGGCGCAGTGGGTCGTGGTGACACTGAGGCCGGTGAGCCGGGGATTCTGGTGTCGGTGGAATCGACGGAGTCATGCACCGTCGAGTGGAATTACCGGCTCCGGCGCGCGAAATCCGGTCTGTCACAGACACGTGACGAAAAAGGCGTTGTCCAACTAGAGACGCTGTATCTACCGGATGAGACGATCCGGTTCGAGCTTGTGCGCGGCGAGCTCGTTGTCGTAGATCGCGATCCACACGGTCTGGGTCGCGTCCCAGTGGTGCGGATCCTCAACCGTGACCGGGCATCTGACATCAACGGCCGCAGTGAGATCACGCGAGCGGTGGAGTATTACACCTACGCGGCATTGCGGACGATGACGGGCCTGGAAGTCAATCGCGAGTTCTACACCTCGCCGAAGTGGTCAGCGCTAAATGCGGACCCTGAAGTGTTCGGCATGTCGGAGGACAAATCCCCGAAGGAAAACAAGCGCGCCGGGTTCTCTGCCACGCAAGGCCGCTTGAACGTCATCCCGCCACAGGTCGATGAGAACGGCGATCCCGTCGAGGTGAAGCTGCACGAGTTTCGGCCGGCGCCGCCGACGCCGTATATCGAGCAAGTGAAGCTGTACTCGCAGCTGCTGGCTGCTGAATCTGGTATGCCAGCACCATATCTGGGGTTTGTGACGGACAATCCGGCGTCGGCTGACTCGATTCGTCAGCAGGAGTACCGGTTGGTGAAGCGCGCTGAGCGGCGCCAGACGTCGTTCGGGTTGGCGTGGCGCGAGGTGGCGTACCTGGCGCTGCTGTTCCGGGATGGCTCAGTGGACCCTGAGGTGTTCCGTCAGGTGGGTGCGAAGTGGCGTGATGCGTCTACCCCGACCAGGGCCGCCGCGGCTGACGAGGCGACAAAGCTGATCGGTGCTCAGATATTGCCGCCGGATTCGACGGTTACCTATGACCGGGTCGGGTTGTCGCAGCAGGAGCAGAAGCAGCTGGAGCGTGATCGTCGCCGGTCGACTGTTACTAGCCTACTCAGCAGGCTGAATTCCGTTGCGCCGTCGCAGGTTCCGCCGTCGCCAGCTGGTGCCGCCGATCAGGTCTTCGGCAGTGGCGGACTGGCGAACTGAACTCCAGCTCGGCCTCGTCGGGCTCGCTGATGATGCCAGCAAGGGCACGGTCACGCTGATGTCTTACGCGACTGACCGATTCGATCAGCGTGAAGCGTTGCAGTACATCACGGATGGGTTCCCCGAATACGTCTCCCCGTACATCGCGGCGGCCGGCGACATCGGAGCGACTCTCTATGAGGACCTGCCCGGCCCGTCGGGCTACCACGCGGTTAACGCCGAACTACCTCCAGTCGGGCAGCTTGGAGCCAACGGCCGGTACGTGCTGATGAAGTCGTCGCAGAGGGTCCTCGAAGGAGTCGTGACCCGCCTGGTCAACAACGGCGTTCGCGATGCCACATTCGCCAATCTTGCTGCCGAATACGGTGATCCAGCCATTATCGATCATCCCGCCGCATCGTTGGGCACACGATGGGCCCGGTACGCCAGCTCCAATGCGTGCGGATTCTGCCGAGTGATGGCCACTCGCGGCGCGGTGTACCGCAGCGATGAATCAGCAACCCGCGTCGGCGGCCGCAGCATCGACTTGTCGTTGGGCGATCGCCGACAGCTGCACCAGGGGCAGGGCTTCACGCCGATGAGCGAGCTCAATCCGGTAGCGATCGACCAAGCGCTGGAGCGGCGCTCCAACTATGTGAGCCAGCGAGAGGCAGCCAAAGCCGGAAAGGCCATCGGAGACAAGAAGACCCGCGCTCTGCGCGGTAACCGCAAGTATGGCGACAAGTTCCACGATCACTGCCACTGCATCGCCGTTGCGGTGCGGCCGGGCTCGAGCTACGAGCCTCCGGACTACGTGCAGCAGTGGGAGAAGGACTACCAGGACGCCGTCGGCGCGGCCCGGGAAGCCGGGGAGACGCTCGGCGAGTATGGCGCCATCGACATCCGCGCAGTCGCTCGTCGCATGGACAACGCAGAGGGCGGAAGTGGTCCGCAGCGTCGACAGGGCTCTGCCCTGCTTCGGCAGCAACGCAAGGATGGCGCCCAGCCGGCCCCGGGCGGCGGCGGGCCGCCCGATCCAGGAGGACCAGGTGGGAAGAAACCCGGCGTCGGCGGCGGCGGGCCGCAGGGCCCTGACCCGAAGTGGTTGCGGACGAGTCGCGCGCACGCCAATGGATTGACTGGTCGATACCGAGAGTCGGTGGTCGACTACACCGGCAACGGTCATGAGCGCATCAACCAGTGGCTACGTCGCGGCCAGGTGCCTGCCGACCCGTCTGTGGCCGCGAAGGTCAAGGACATCGACGCAGTCCTCGGCAAGAACCCGGTGACTCAGCCAACAGTGCTAACGCGCACGATCGACATGCAGGACACGTTCAAAATCGCGCGCGGTGAAGACCTGGCGAAGATCGTTGGAACTCAACGGATCGAACACGGATTCATGTCGACTACTCGGCTACCTGATGGCGGCGCGACGAAAGCGTACAAGGCACCCGTTCGGCTTACGGTCCACGTTCCGCCGGGCACGCCAGCAGCGGCAATCGAGGATGTCTCGAAGTTCCCGGGCCAAGGCGAGATTCTTCTCGGCCGCGGGCTGGGTTACACGATTGTCAATCCGACGTACGATAGTCAGCTAGGAATGTGGCGCGCCACGATGCTGATACAACCAGGAGGAGGGACACGATGAGCGCACTCGATAGCGGCACGCTCGGCGCTGAAGTCGTGACCGACCTGGGACAGCTCGCGCAGGCGCGAGAGTCCTACCTGAAGGAATACGGGTACCGGCTGCCTCTGCAGGACGCTGAACGCGCTGCTGGCCTCACCGAGGCCGATATCTGGGCCTTCGAAGCGAAGGCCAGCTAAACACACTGACCGATAGCCCCGCCGCCCACTCCGGGCCGCGGGGCTTCGTCATATCCACACACTTTCCGCTCACATCTGGGCGGTCTGGCGCCCACGGCCAGCGCGTAATTGGCCGGGTTTCAGCTGACGAGCTACGGAGAAATACGCATGACTACACCGAATGGCGTTACGCCGGCCGATGGACAACCCGCCGACAACGTTGGCACTCCGACGGATGAGAAGCAGTTCGAGCCGATCCTGGACCAGGCAGCCCTGGACAAGATCCTCGGTCCGCGGATCAACCGGGAAAAGGCTGCGCACGCAACGGCGACGGCTGCCCTGCAGACCCAGATCGATGATCTGACAGCCAAATTGGCGACTGCCACTGCCGGGCCGGACAACCGGACCGACGTGGAGAAGCAGATCGCGACGATGCAGGAGCAGCTCGACGCCGCGACCGCGGCGCAGCGTAAGGCCGAGGAGACCGCGCAGGCGGCCACCCTCGCCCAGCTCCGTTCGGGCTGGGCCACCGAGAAGGGACTTCCCGCGGTATTGGCGAAGAAGCTCGTCGGCACGACCGCCGAGGAGATCGACGCCGAAATCGACGAGCTGTTACCGCATCTCGGAGCTGGCGGCCCGAAACCCAATCCGCAGCAAGGCAACCCGTCGCAAGGTCGCGGCGGAAGCCTGGCTGCTGGCCGCGCGATGTACGAGGCCGACAACCCGAAGTAACCCCCGCAGGTGGGACACCTGCACAACCCCCCTTTCTGAAAGGAGAGTGACACCCATGACTCAGCTCGGCATTCGCAGCGAGTCTGTCGGTGCAGGTGACCAGTCGTGGCTCGGTTCCCGACACGGCACCGAGACCCCGCGCTCGGCGACCCTGGACCCAGCCGCCTGGACCGGCAAGACCACCAACGGCGTCATCAAGTCCGGTGAACCGTTCGCCAAGGTCGCCGGACTGGCCGTCCCGTACGCCTCGGGGGCATCCGACGGCACCGAGGTCATCGCCGGGTTCATCCTGGTCGACCAGTCGGTCATCGCCGGCGCCGGAAACGTCACGTTCCCGGCCCTGCGGCACGGCCACATCATCCTGTCCAAGCTGCCGTCTCCGGTCACCGCTTCGGCGAAGACCTCCGGCCTGTTCACCTGGGAGGCCTGACCATGGGTCTGTGGACTGATCTCATCACCCCTGCTGAGCTGACCGGGTTCGCCCGTGCCGCGCAGGAGGACATCGAGCGCCAGAAGGGCACCCTGGCGCGGTGGCTGCCCAACTACGCGACCGCCGACGTCGTGGTGCGCACCATCGTCAGTGAGGACGGCACCGGCGCGCTGGCGCAGTACCGTGCATTCGACGCGGAGACCCCGATCGGTTCCGGCGGCAAGGGTCAGCGCAAGACGTTCGAATTGCTGCCGCTGGGCCTCAAGGAGCGCGTCGGCGAGTACGACCAGCTCCGGATGCGAGGCAACGCGGCTGAGGCCATGGTCCTCGGCGGCGTGAAGAACGCTGCCAAGCGCGTCGTTAATGCGGTCGTTGACCGTCTTGAGTTGGCTCGTGGTCAGGCCCTCGACACCGGTGCACTGACCATCAACGAGAACGGCGTGGTGCAGACCATGGCGTTCGGCCGGCCCGCCGGCAATACCGTCACTGCTGCCACGCTGTGGTCTGGCGCCGCCCCCGTGCTGAGTGACCTGATCGCCTGGTGCGACGCATACGCGGCGGTGAACAACGGTGCTTACCCTGGTGCCATTGCCACCTCGAAGCGCGTCGTGGCCGCTATGCAGCGCAACGCTGACATCCGTGGCCTGGTCGCTACCACCGGTGGCACCCCAGGCATCGTGTCGATCGAAGCGCTGAATGCTGTGCTGGCCGCCTACGGTCTGCCGCCGATCGTGATCTACGACCGCAAGATTCGCGGCCAGAATGTCCTGCCGGACAACAAGGTCTACCTGCTGCCCCCAGCCGGACCTACGACCATCCAGAACCCCGACGATTCGGCGCTGGGTGCAACGTTCTCCGGTCCGACACTCGAGGCCTCCGAGTCGGAGTACGGCATCGCCCTGGCCGACCAGCCTGGTCTGGTGGTCGGATCGTGGAAGACGAAGGACCCGATCGGGGTGTGGGTCCACTCCAACGCGATCTCGATGCCGGTTCTGGTTAACCCGGTCGCGTCGATGGTGGCGACGGTCCTCTGATGAAGATCCGTAGTGACCTCGAAGGCGTCGTCTACGTGCAGTCGGAAGGTGGTGTCGTCTGCCTCGCGGCGGGCGACACCGTCCCCGACGGCGTGGACGTCGGAGAACACCTGACCATCGAACCTGCCGAGCCCACCGAGGACGAGACGACCGACTCCGACGACGAGTCCGAGGACCTCGACAAGGCAGGCGATTCCGAAGACGAGTCCGACAGCTCTGACGACGACAAGTCCGACGACGACGCTGATGGGGACGAATCATCCAAGGGCGACGACCCCGATGTGGAGGAGACCGAGCATGCTGGCCGACGACGCGGACGTCGTAGCACGCCTCGGCCGGAATCTGACGCCTGACGAGACAGCCCGCGTGAGCGGGCTTCTCGAAGAGGCCTCGGTGATGGCCGGCGAGTGGATGCAGTGCGTCCCGGACCCGGTGCCCGATGCGGTGCGGATTGTCGTGTCCCGCATGGTGGCCCGGGTCCTGGTCGCTGGCGATACCGCCGAGCCGGCCGTCACCGGTGTGCAAGCCGGCATGGGAGTGTTCACGGTGAACCGCACTTTCTCGTCCGACGCCACGTCGGGCGGGGTGTGGCTGACCCGCCAGGACAAGGCGCAGCTGCGGCGCCATGGGTGCCGCGGACGTGTCGGGAATGTGGGTACCTCGAAATGGTGAGCCTCGCACGGTATTTCCCGCTTCCGTTTACTTGTCAGCACGCGGTGTACCGGCCGGGCGTGGAGGACACGCGCGGCAACGACATTCCTGACTGGATGCCGCCGGTGTCCCGTGCCTGTGCTTGGTGGGCGCCATCGTCGACCGAGCGGGACCAGTCGCCGACCGGCAGTGACCGGGTCATCGCCGGTGTGGTGCTAGTACTCGATTCGGCTGTGACCGTCGATCATCGAGACCACTTCACCATTGCGGGTCTGATGACACCGGTTGATCGTGACGGCCAGATAGTCCTCGAGCCCAAGGAATTCACGGTGGTCGGCCTGCCGAAGGACTACAACCACGGTCCCTTCGGATTCTCGCCGGATCGTCTCGTGGTCGAACTGAAGGCGGTGACCGGGTGAGAATCACGTTCAACAAGTCAGGGTTTAGCTCGCTGCTGACCAGCGCCGGTGCGCAGAAGTTGGTCGATGAGCACGCCGAGCACGTTGCGGAGCGCGCGAATTCGATTCCGTCGACGACCAGTCCGGCGCACGATGCGCCGTACTACAAGGTTGAAGATGGTTCGGACGGTGAGCGTGCGCGGCGCCGCGTGGTCACTGATGGCCCGCGGGCGGCGGCACACGAGGCGAAGACCCAGGCGTTGCTGCGGGCTATCTCGTGACCGTCGTCGCCCCGGACGTTGAAGAGCTCGCCAAGGGGTGCACTGCTGATGCGCTGGCGGGGCAAGGGTTGTCGTGGCCCGTCAAGGACAGGACGCCAGATCCTCGGCCTGCCCGGTTCGTGAAACTCATTGTCACCGGCGGCCGTAAAGGCAACCTGCGGATAGCTCAGTACCTGGTGACCGCGCGTGTTCACACTCCGTTGGGCGAGGCTGCCGAATGTGGTCGCGTCGCCCGCGAGATCGCCGGCGCGCTCGAGTGGGCATCCGAAACCGATTCCCCGGTCGCCCGCACCAACGTCGAATCCTGTGCACGCCTTGACGATCCGGACCTGAAAGAAACCGCCGTTTACCAGGTCGTCGTGTCCTGGCTGATCGCAATTCCCGTCTAACACAACCGAATACGTTTCCAGCCCCTTCCGCGTCCGTGGTTGGGGTTTTTTGCCGTGGCGAGGAACGGCACCAACCCAATTGAAAGGGGCGCGTCATGGCGCATACCAACGTCAAGAACACCGCGGTTCTCAAGCCCGGCCAGTCTGGCGGCATCTTTCGGTTCCCGCTGGGCACCGTACTCCCGAAGAAGCCCCACGAAGTCCTACCCACCATCCCGGGCTGGAATTCGCGGCTCGGTGGCTGCGACGAGACCGGCTTCACCCTGTCGACCAAGCGCGATCAGGAGAAGAAGAAGGACTGGAACGGCGACAAGGTCCGCGCCATCCAGACCGGCAAGGACGACACCGGCAAGTTCGTGCTGATCGAACCGAAGTCGCCGGAAGCCAAGAAGATGATCTACGGCAACGGCAACGTCGAAGTGACTGTGGCGACCACTGAGCACGGCACGATCATCGAAGCTCGGTCGAACAGCGACCTGCTCGAGCACTCGTCGTACATCGTGGATACCCGCGACGGTAATGACAAGGTGCGCAAGTACATTCCGGACGCCCAGGTGTCCGAAATCGGTGACATCATCTTCCAGTCGAAGGACTGGCAGGTCTACGAGGTCACCCTCGAAATGTTCCCGGACCTGGCCGGCAACACCTGGTACGAGGTCACCGAGCTCGACGACAAGCTGGTCGAGACCTCGGTCATCGTCACCATGGGCGGTACCGCGGCGACTGGCGGTGATTTCAAGTTCAACGTTTCCGGTCAGCCTGCGACGATCGCCTTCGATTCGACGAAGGACGCATTCAAGACCGCCGTGGCCGCGCTGCCGAACGTCAACGCCGTGACGGTGACCGGTTCGGTTGGTGGCCCGTTCACGGTGAAGCTGACCACGGCGGGTGTTCCGCAGGTCGCCGTCGACGGCACCAACCTAGCGCCGGCCGGCGCCACGGTCTCGGTCTCCGCGGCTCCGTAAGTTCTGACCTGGCGGGCCGCGCCTCACTCTGGGGCGCGGCCCCCGGGGTCATCCGACCTTTTGAATGTTCCCGCCGAATGCTCCCCGCACTTGTTCCGGCGCCTTGCGTTGACTGTCGAAGTCGATGAGCCAGTTGGCGCCGATGAGGTAGTAGTGCGCCTTCCCCGTTATGTCGGAGTGAACTCTGGCGGCGTTGGTTACGGCCAAGATTCCCGCGGTGGCTTTAGCTGGAGTGGTCCAGACGGTTATCGCGATGGCAACTCCTGAAGGGTCTCCATCGACAGGAAGAGTGCACCGCCCGAAGCTGCTCATGACTGTCTGGCCGGTTGGTTCAACATCGCATTGGACACCATGAGCCGTTAGGTCGGCGCCTAGCTCTGCAGCGTCGTGGTATTCGCGGTCTGTCGGATCAACAGCACGCGCTGTTGTTGACGCCGCTGCCGTTTCAGTCACCGTCGTCGACTTCGAGGTCGACAAATTCCCGCTGCCGCAACCGCTCGCGACCAAGGCCGCTAGAGCGACGGTCAGGCCCATCTTCATCACCCAGTGAATGTACAGCCGGTTCTCAGGCTGCATTCCCCGAATCGTCTCCCCGTGCCGTCCCCCTCGACGCGGCACGGGGAGACCTCAGTGCCACCAGTCGAGGGAGTCGAGGAGAAAACAATGGCCAAGAAGCACGATGAACTATCCGCCGCGATCGCAGCGGGCGATGAACTGGCGGAAGACCAGGCGGCGCTGGAACGCGAACCGCTGTCTGCCGGTGAGGCGCTGGCCGACGCGCGCGCCCTGGCCCCGGACGAGTTGAAGGCGAAGCTGCCGGCGCCGGTACCGGGCGACCCGGATTACAACTGGGCCCAGCATTACCCCGAAGGCGCCGAGCTCTACGTGCACACGTTCCCGGACGGGAAGACGGTGGCGCTCAAGACATTCGGGTCGATCTATTCCAAGACGTGGTTGTACAAGATCAGCCGGTTGCAGACTGATACCGATGTGATTTTCGCGGCGATCAAACGTGGCTGCTGCCCTCAGGCCGACGCGTTCCTGATGGCACTCGATGACAGCGTCGGCGATCCGCTCGACGACCTGTATCAGGCGTGGCTCAACGACGAAGGTATCGACTCGGGGGAATAGTCCGGCTGGCCCGGATCGTCACGGACGACCTGTTCGCAGGTCCGTTACGTCGTGACCTGATCCGGGACCGGCTGACCCTCGACGAACTCGGCTGGCAAGGGCTGGCCGACTACATCAACCACGCTCCGCCGGGGACGGCACTGCGGCACGCGATCGACGAAGAGCGAGAGCGCGAACGCGCAGACGGTGGGTGGTCGGTTAACGACCACCTGGCCGCCGTGCTGATCGACAAGGTCGAAGAACTGATCTGGTGGTTCCGGCGCGCCAATTTCGAAGGCAATCCGGAGTTTCCAGATCCGATTCAGCGTCCCGGCGTTGACGCCGACGAGTCCGGGCCGGCGTGGAGCGACGAGAAGATCGCGGCAATGGTGCCGACTATGGCATCGATCATGGGCGGCTGAAACATGTTGGGAGGTGCGACATTTCCGGTGGGCATGAGCTCGCGACAGCGTGGGTAACCCTTGCTGTTAGCGCCGACGGTATGCAGCGGCAGATCAAGAAGGCTCTGACCGACGTTGATCCCGAGGGCGCCGGTCGGCGCGCGGGTCAGCGCTTCTCTCAGTCAGCCGCAGCCGCGACGAACCTGTCGGGTATCGAACGCAAGCTCGTCGAGGCGGGCGAGCGCGGAGCCAAGGCCATGGGGGCCGCCATCAAGGTCGGTGTGGGTACGGCGATGGCTGGCGTTACGGCGACGGTCGGAACGGCGCTGAAGCTCGGTTTCGACCGCCTGACCGCGATCGACGACGCCAAGGCGAAGCTGTCCGGTCTCGGGCACACCACGGCGTCGACGGCCAAGATCATGGATTCGGCGCTGGCCGCGGTGAAGGGCACAGCGTTCGGACTCGGCGACGCCGCCACGATCGCCGCCGGCGCTGTGGCGGCTGGCGTGAAGCCTGGCCAGGAACTGACCGACTACCTCAAGCGGACCGCAGACGCCGCGGCGATCGCAGGCAGCGGTCTCGGCGAAATGGGTTCGATCCTGAACAAGGTTCGGACCGGCCAGACCGCCTACACCGACGACCTGAACATGCTTGCCGACCGCGGCATCCCGATCTATCAGTGGGTTGCCAAAGAGGCCGGCGTGGCGGCCGAAGAAGTCAAGAAGATGGCCGAGAAGGGCAAGATTTCCTCGAAGATGTTCGAGGCTGCCATCTCGAACAACATCGCCGGCGCTGCGCTGAAGATGGGCGACTCGTTCAAGGGCGCACTGTCGAACATGAAGGCCGCGCTCGGTCGTGACGGTGCCGCGGCGCTAGAACCGTTCTTCAAGCGGCTACAGGGCGGATTCAATAGCGCTACAGGCGCTTTGGATACGTTGACGCCGAAGATCAAGGCGCTGGCCGTCGAGTTCGACGGCAAGATGTTCGAGCAGTGGATTCCCGCGGCGAAACGGTCCGTCGACCAGCTGCGGGCGTTGGGTGATAACCCGCAAGTCCGCGCCGAGCTGACCGAAATCAAGCTGATCTTCGAGACCTTGGCCACGAGCGCGCATGAGGTGTGGCCGGCGGTTCGGCAGATCGGGTCGTCGCTCGCTCAGGCAACCGGGGCGCTGGGTGTGTCGTCGTGGAAGCTGTTCGTCACCGCAATCGAGGCTGCGGCTGGCATCGTCAACAGTCTGGTCGGTCCGACGCAGATGCTCGCCGGCCTGATGCGCGACCACCAGGGTCTGGTGACCGCGGCGGCCGGGGCGTGGCTGCTGTTCCGTACCGTCCCCGCGCTGTTGGGCAGGATCACGGGTGCCACGGTTCCGGTGGCAACTGCGATGAGCAACCTCGGCAGCAACATCACCGGTGCAGCCGGCCCGCTGGTGCCGCTGCGGACGCGGCTGACGGCGATTGTCGGCGACTTCCGCAACATCGGCACTGCAGCCCAGGCGGGCGGGCAGCACCTGTCGGCGTACTCGCGGCTGATGACGTCGCTGTCGAACAACTCGCAGTTGTTCCGTGGCATGACCAACGCGTTCATTGGTGCGCCGACGGTCATCGGTGGCGCTACCTCCGCGCTGCGTATTTTCGGTACCACGGCGGCCGGCTCGGTCGCGTCGGCGGTCGGTGGCACCTTGCGATCGGCGATCGGTGGTGTTGTCGGTGCGTTGGGCGGCCCGTTCTCCGCGGCCCTCGTCGCCGCTGGTGCTGCGTTCGCAGTGATCTCGGCGAAGAATCAGCAGGCCGATCAGTCGATGCAGGCGTACCGGGATGCGGTGCGCAAGACTGAGCGCGACCAGGTGTCGCTGAATGATGCCCTGAAGAAGTCGCGCGGCGCGTTCGACGACAACGTGAAATCGGCTGCAGCAGACCGCATCCGCGACATCAGCGGCGAGCTCAAGGCAGCGGCCGACAAGACCGTCACGGTCCTGGACGAATACCGGGACAAGAATCACAGCCTCAAGGGAATGTTTGGTGTTGACGAAAAGGATGGCACCTATGCCGACGTAATTCGCCGCCAAGCTGGCGCGGCGCGGGAAGCGCAAAAGGCCATCGATGACCTGAAACTCAGTAACGAGTCTCTGACTGACGTCGCCTACGGTTCGCAGGCGGCGTTCGATGCGATGGTCGGCAAGCTCGAGGCGGCCGGCGATGGCGGCCGGTCGGCGGCCGGCAAGTTCCGTGACGCGCGCACAGAGTTCATGCGGGCGCAGGAAGCAGCCGCGAACACGGCGCCCGGCGTGAATGAGATGGCCACGGCCATGCGGAAGTTGGCCGACAACACCGCGACCGCGGCCGACAAGACGAACGCGCTCAAAGCTGCGATGGACGCGCTCAACCCGGCGCGCACCGCTGGCGATGCCGAGGCAGCGCAGACCCGGGCGAACGAGAACGCGCGGCGCCCGGCGGACCCGATCGACGCAACCAAGGGCGCCGGCGATGCGCTGTTCCGGGCGAACGGTGAAATCAATGCCACGTTGCCCAATGCTGCTGATCTGCGTGACACCCTGAAGAATCTCGCCGACACGACGACAGAGGTCGGTACCAAGGGCGGCGATATGGCCGCCGCACTGAAGGCGAACGACGATACGTTTGCGGCATTGGCGCAGCGGTACCAGACCGACGTCCCGCGTATCAAGGCCGCGTATGACACGCTCGGCGGTTCGATCGCGGATGCGAGCGGCAAGCTGGGTGCGATCGCGAAGCTGTTCCAAACAGGCGCTATCCCAACGGATCACCCGATCAAGGTGGACGCCCCCGGCGGTCAGGAAGTGCTCGACCTGCTGAAGTCGCTCGGCGAGAAGGTCGACACCGACAACAACAAAGACATCGTCGTCACCGACAAAGACCGTTTGGGTGAGCAGTCGCTGCAGCTGCTCAAGTCCATTGGCTACGAGGCGAAGATCGTCGACAACAAGCTGATCCTGGTCAAGAACCAGGGCGTTGATCAGGCGAAGGCCGAGCAGTCCGAGTTGACGAAGACCGAGGAAAAACGGATCGCGGTCAAGTACAGCAACGGCGAAGCTTGGAGGAACGGCGCTGACTTGAAGGTCGAGGGTCAGGTCGAGGTCGGTACGCATCTGTTCGGCGCGGTGGTCCCGATGGCCGATGGTGGGCTGCGGTGGGGCCGTAAGCCGCAGACAGCGGACATCTTCGCTGGCCGTGGCGCCGGGACGATCTTCGCCGAGGAAGCTACCGGCGGTGAGGCGTACATTCCGCTGGCACCGTCGAAGCGTGGACGGTCGATGGCGATCCTGGCTGAGGTTGCGCGCCGGTTCGGTGTCGGTGTCAACGCTATGGCCGACGGCGGGATCACCGTCGATTCGCTCAAGCAGTTCGCGTCGAACATCGCTGGCAATGGCTACAACTGGGGCGGCGGCAACGGTGACACGTTCGACACCGATTGCAGTGGCGCGCAGTCGACTATCGCGAATTTCATCAGCGGCGGCAGTGGTCGGTTCGCGACTGCATCCGAGGGCACGGAGCTGCTGAGCCGAGGATTCCTGGCCGGCGACCCGCCATCCGGTGTTGCGGCTTACTGGGTCGGCTGGCAGAACGGCGGCCCCGGTGGCGGCCATACTGCCGGCACGATCGTCGACCCCGATGGCGGCGACGTCAACGTGGAGATGGGCGGCAAGAACGGCGGCGGCCAGTACGGCGCCGGCGCGGCGGGCGCGTCGCAGTTCCCGAACCGTGCGTGGATCGCGTTGGCCGGCGGCGATAACGGCAAGACGACCGGCGGCCGTGGTGGTGGCGCGTCGGCGTCTCAGGTGATGTCCGCTCAGTCGTCGGTGCGCCGGACTAAGGCATCGAGCGCGAAGGCTCAGCAGGATCTGGACGAGGCGAACGCTGAGATCAATTCGGCGCCGGATGCCAAGAAGCGCAAGGCCGCTGAGAAGAAGCGCGACAACGCGCAACGCCGCCTGGACTCTGCCAAGGACAGTCAGGCCGTCGCCGAGCAGAAACTGTCGGAGGTGCTGAACAAGAAGGCCAAGGGCACCGACAAAGAAGCCGGCGGCGACAACGGTGCGCAGAGCTTCGGGCAGTCGCTCGTCTCGGGGCTGTTCCAAGGCCTCGGCCTCGACGGGTCGCTGTTCTCGAATCCGCTGGAGTGGCCGAACGTCAAGTCTGGCCTGGCGCTGCTGAATTGGGGCGCCGGGTACGCGAAGTCGTGGGCTGGCGCCGGCTCCGAGGACGGGCAAGGGCAAGCCGGTGACGGCATGGTCGGTGGTGCTCTGTCCGGGCTGAATCTGCCCAACCTCGCACCGTCGACCGAGCCGAAGAACCTGCAACCGATCGGCGCAGCCGGCACCGGGACCGGTCCGCCCCCCGGGCCCGCTGGTGGTGACACGTGGAATATCTCCGGCGTCAATCCGAAGGAGATTCTGCCGAAAATCGATGCCCGCCAATGGGCCGCAGCCAATCGACAGGGGGTTACCGGATGACCGCTGGGACCAGCAAGTGGCTGAAATACGATCCGATCCTCGATCGTGCCGAGGAGCCGTCGTTTCAGACGTGGACCGCCCGCGACATGGGGCCGTTCGCCAAACAGCTGAAGGCAGAGCAGACGAAAGTCGTGTACGTCTCGCCGGACGGAGAACGGATTTACAACCTCGCCGGATCGTGGAAGGGCAACCGCGGCGTCGTCCTGGCGCCCGGCCTGAAGGGCGTGACGTCGTCGTCGTTCAACCAGCTCTACAGCGGCGGGCCGTGGATGCTCGGCGAAGAGCCAGAGCGCACCGACTGGAATAAGTCGGTAATCAACCTGGCGCTTCACATCGGGCCGTACATCAACGAGGTGTCGCGGATGCGGTACCCGGATACCGGTGTCGCGTTCGAGCAGATCCGTTCGCAGTGGTGGCGCGACTGGCCGGAAGATGTCGAGTTGCCGTGTGGGTTCTGGGGTGAGTTCACGCGTTACGACGGGTGGCATTGGCGGCGTGTGCGTGTTGGTGAGCCGAATCAGGACACGGTTGACCTCGACCCGCACGCGTTCGGCAACAACGCGATTGGGGCGACCATGGCGATCCACGCTCCGTTTCCGTTCTACTCGAAACGGTGCATGACGAAGGAGTGGCGCAACGACGATGCGAACGCTGTCGTCAATGGCCGCAACCATGGGGTAATCCGCCTGCCGAACAGGGGCGACATTGCGCAGTGGCCCAAGTTCATCGTTGAAGGCGCGGGCGATGTCACGATCCAAGACGGCCTGACCGACCGCATCGTTGGGCCGATCAAGATCATGAAGCAGGACGGCATGGTGCTGGTCGACACCGACCCGTCCGCGCGGACCCTGACGTCCGAGCATGATCCGATCGATACCGCGCTGTGGAAGTTCATTCGCAATAGCGACATCCTCGATTTCATCCTCGGCGACATCACCAACGCGAAGGCGGGCGTGCCGATCGGCCGGCGGATTCCCGGCGGCGTCGGGTTCATGTCACAGATTCCCTCGGCGAAGATGGCGAATATCAAAGTGACGCACACCAATCCGGCGGGCAAGATCACGATGGTTATGTCGCAGTGGTACCGCGGCGGGGCGTTCTGATGGCGCGCAGGGTCATTACTGCACCGTCTGATCCGATCACCAAGTATCGGCTGCTCGACGGCCGCCGGGAGATGTGGCGCCGCGCCGGCAAGCAGCCGCCACTGTTGCGGGTATGGGACAAGCGGATCCAGTACATGGGCACGCTGCGCGGCCAGGTCCGACAGGGCGACTGGGAACGGCTGTGGGATGACACCGGTGTCGGGAAAATCCGTGTCCGCCGGGATGATTGGCTCGCTGACCTCATGGCGCGCGGTACCCGGTATATGGAAGACCTGCACCTGTCTGTCGACCCGAATCCGAACATCCGATCGTGGAAAACGCGGATCGGCTACCGGATTCAATCGGTGGTTTCGGTCAAGGATGAGGACGGTACCCACTGGGTCGACCTCGAGCTGATCAGCCTGCGGGAGCACGCCAAGCACATTGCGCTGATTCCGACGCCGGTCTCGGCGCCCGAATTCCAACCGCTGAAGGCCTGGCTCTGGGTGCAGAACGCGCGGTCCGGTCTGGCGTTCACCACCTTCCTCAACCTGCTGCGCACGTTCTGGCCGTTCCTGGCCCTGCCGACGTCGTGGGCGGACCCGGTGCACTGGCTCACCACCAGGGCCGGAAACCTCTCGCCGCTGCACTGGCCGATCCAAGTGCAGTTCGTCAATCCGTTCGTGGACGGCACGCGAATTGTGCCGATCGCAGCGAAAGCGCAGATGCTGCACGATATTCATGCCCCGATCGGTGAGGACACGGGCGTCGGACTGATCGATTACATGTGGCTCGAGGAGGACGAGACCAGCCCGCATCCTGAGTTGGCGGCGATCGTGGGGGAGAAGTTCGCTCGGCCGTCGCGTAACTGCATCGTGCTCGCTTTCGAGCGGCGTGACGGCGTCGTCGGACCAACGGGCACCGCTTTCGACGGCGCGCTGAGTGCGATCGGCGCCATTCTCGACGACACGATCACCGAAGTGATCCTGCCGCTCGACCGAGACGGCGACGGCATCACCGACCCGTTCTTCCGGCGGCTGCTCGGCGTCGCCCCGGAGAAGCCGTCGCTGGTGTGGAGGGAGTGCAAGCACTCCGGCATCATCACCTCGCAGCACCGGATGCAGCGCGGCACGGCCACCACGGTCTGGACCGGAGGTCACTCGCCGTCGATTTTGAACCAGGGCCTCACATTTGGGATCCGCTACGGGCTCGCTCAATTGGAGCAAGTGATCCCGTTCCCCGGGTCCGCGTACCAGCAGCCAGGTTCCTCGGGGCTCGACAACGTGTACCAGGGGCAGCTCGACGACCTGTTTTTCGCGTGGCAGAAGTTCACGAATCCCAAGGTGGCAGTGTGGCTTAACGATTACGCGCTGCTTGATCACGTCGAGTCGGGTAACGGGTTCGCATGGGTTGTGTCGGCGGCGCTGACGCTCCGACAGGGCATTCATAAGACCTCGCCGAAGGTGTCGTTCACCATGACGACCCGCGACGGCCGGCCCCATGTGTACGGGTTCGACTACGTCGTCGGAGACCGCGGCATGTGGGAAATCGACAGCATCTATTACGTCGACCAGGTGCGCGGCGCGAAGTGGTCAGTTGACGAAAAATCGCCGCTGGCACTGGCTTTGACGATAGGCAAGGCTCGCGACCATGACCCGTTCGAAGCCGGCATGAAGGCGCTCGCCGATGGCTGGAATGCCATCGGGTCTCTCATTGGCGGCGCCGCCGTCGTCTAGCTGGCAACTGTTTTCAGCCCTGCACCGTCCGGTGTGGGGCTTTCTTGTTGAGGGAGCAAACATGGAGAAACCAGCGAAGGCTGAAGCGAAAACGGTTGTGATCGACCATGATCGCGGCATCGTCACGATCGACGGTGAACCGGTTCCGTACTACATCGCAGAAGGCGGGCCCACCACCGAACCGTGGGGCGGCGACACCCTCGTCAAGTTCGAATGTTTGGTGTTCGCCAAGGATGTGCAGATCATCGGCAAGCCGCGCGCGAAAACACAACCGGCGCAACCGGTGATCAAATGCTCGTCGCTGTACCGAGGGACGGTGCTCCAATCGCCTCACCTGTGCGATCAGCCTCGCGGTCACGCTGGCGAGCATGGCGATAGCCGCGTGTTCTGGACTGACGAGATGGCATCCGCGTGACCGATCCGCTTGCACGCCGGCTGCTGGACGCGGCGGCCCGCATCACTGACGCTCTGGCGTTCGCGCGCGGCCCGCGCGGCGAGGTGCTGTTCCTGACCGACGACCAGCGGGTCGCGTTCGCATTCCACCTTGCCCGGACCGGCGGCGATATCTACCCCGAGAAAGCGATCATCAAGCCCCGCGGCATCCCCGACCGCCCCGGCCAGTTGGCCGGCGTCGTCGACTGGGTGCCAGTCGACGCGCCCGACGATCCCAATGCGCCAGAACCAATCTCAGCCGTCGGACCCATACCGGTTCCGCCCGAGCTGCCTGATTTCGACGCCATGACGACATGGCACACCCAAACCAAGATCGAAGGAGACTGGTCGTGAGCTCACCACTTCCCGGCGCGCCGGTGCACCTGATGGACTGGCTGAACATGATGCATGTGTTCGGCGTGGTCTCGGACGGCGAAGTCCCGGGACTGCGGACGTGCACGTTCGAGGGCGTCGGCGACGACATCGTGGCCACGGTCCCAGTTCTCAAGGGCGACAAGGGCGACGACGGTCTGCCGTCCCCGGTGGTCGACCTGCACATAGATCCGACCATCACCTCGCCGACCAAGTTGCCGGGAAACCTCGGCCTGGGCGACAAGGGCAAGACGTGGTGGATCGGGGATCTGCTGTACGTGTGGATGGGTACCGAGTACCTGACCCGACCCGCTGGATACCCGGGCCGGCCCGGGCCGGTGCCGCAGATGTCGTTCACGATCGAGCTGCTACCGCCCGACGGTGAGAGCGTCGTCATCCCGTCCGGCACCGCGGCAAATCCGCACCTGCACTTCAAGATTGCAGCACCGCGCGGCATCCCCGGCCCTGCTGCGGCCATCCGTGACGCACTCGACTACTACAACGTGCTGCCGCCCACAAAGGACCAGGTGCCAGCGTGGGACCCCGAAAAGGGCAAGTGGGCGCCGAAGAACTTCCTCGGCAAGCGCGTGGTCGCGTTCTCGATTCCAGAGGCCGCTTTTACGTCCGTGAATGCGATCATCAACGGCCGCATCACGATCTGCTCTTACCAGTTGCCCGTGGTCGATTTCCCCTGCAAGCCATGGGTTACGGGTCACTTCAAGGCATTCGGTGTTGACCTGAATATCCTGGACCCGTTCAAGATCGGTGGTGAGGTCCGGCTCGGCGATTCGTCAGGCCAGATCGTTGCACGCGGCAAGGGTAGTATCGCCCAAGAAACCACGATGATTCCGCACTTTTCGCGGCCCGGCGACCCGACGGTCGCTATGACGATGGACAACGGCGTTGCGCTGATCAACGCCGGCGAACAGAAAACGTTGACGGTGAATCTCGTGAATGACGGTCTGCTGGGCATGTATTCGTTCAACCGCACTGACGCTCAGGTCGGCGTCCTGCTGCTCGAGGTCTGACGTGGCGTACCAGCGTGAAATGCGAACCGTGGTGCCGGTTCTGGCCGATCAGCACACCGACGAAGACGACGCGAAGCTGGTGTGGCTGGCGCGTGAATCGTTCGACCGCGAAGCCGCCGCAGAGCACTTGGTGCTGACCGAATTCGAGGACCTTGGCGAGTTGGACCCGTCCGAGGTGTCGCCGACCACGGAGATCGAGGTATTGAAGCGTCCCGCAAAGGATTTCAAGTGGCGGCACTTCACTGGGCTAGCTGAGCGTAACCCGTTCTTCGACTGGGCTGCGAGGGAAAATGCCAGCGTCGATTGACCTCGGCGGTTATCCGCTGGTCACCCACAGCCCGGTTGAGCGGTTAGACCAGACGCTGCCCAAGATGCCGAAGATGGACCTCGAGAAACTGTTTCGGGAGTTCATTGACGGGCTGAAAGACCTTACCGGCATTGATCTTTCAATCTTGAACGATTTCGTTCACGGCCTCGGCTCTGGGCTGGACGGGTTGCGGCGGTTCGTCGAGTCGCTGATCGGTCAGGCGTTGGACATGCTGCACCTGCCGGATCCGTCGACGGTGTGGCGTCAGATCATGGGTGCGTTCCTCAACCCGCTGTCGTGGCTGAGCAACATTCCGATTGGCGCGATCACGGCCGCGGCGCCGAACCTGTTGGCGGACTTCCTCGCCGAGGATTCGCTGGTCGGTGAGTCCATGTGGGTGTTTGACTCGGCCGTCCGTCCGGCGGGCGTTGCCGGATCGGTGCGCAGCACGGCCGACGGAACGATCCACGAACTGATCTCTGAGCGCATCCAGCTCGACGTGGGCCGCAAGGTTACCGCGTCGGTGAAGATCAAATACGCGGGCATGACTGCACCGATCGGATCTCCAATTCGCCTGTCGTGGATCGGATGGAACGGAGACGCCGAGGTCGCTGGTGGCGACTTCGCTGTCCACCAGCCGTCCGGCCCAGCACTCGACTGGACCACGCTGGACGGGTTCCTCACCCGGCAAGCTGCCGATACTTGGGACCGGGTATCGATCCGCCTTACCGTCATGGCAGGCGCGACCGCCGGCAACGTCTGGTTTGCCGTGCCATCGGCGACCAAACCGGACAAGCTGCCGCAGAGCCTCGTGGACGGTCTGGCGCAGTCGTTGGCGGTGGCCGGGCAGACGATCCGCGACGCGATCTGTAATGCGTTGGGAATGGGCGGAACTGGGCACACCGACGCCGACGTGATCAATGCCCTCACGAACATTCCGCGCCAGGCCATCGCCGGCCTCGAGGGCATCGTCAACAACTTCACCGCCGGATTCAAGAACTTTTTTGACGGCTGGTTCGGCGGAAACCACGGCACCGGCAGCGCCGCCGAGGTCCGTCAGACCGTCGAGGCCATCAAGGATGCCGTACTCAACGGCTGGAATGTCCATGTAGTCACCGCGTCCGAAGCCAACTGGCCGGTCCCGCCGCACACCGAATGCGAATTGATTCTGATCGGTGGCGGCCAGAACGGTGGCGCAGGCGGAAACGGCGGTGTTCAACAGTACGGCGGCGCGGCCGGGCTCAACGGCTCGTACCTAGCGCAGCAGCTCAACCTGACAGGCGTCACCGCTCTCGACTTCGCTATCGGGACCGCGGGCAACAAAACGTTTGTGCGCGTTGCGAACACAACGACACCACACAGCGGCGCCGTGCTCGCGGCGTCCCCGGACCATGGAACCGCCGGCGGAATCGCAGGGCCACTGGGCTACACCGCAACCACCTCCACCCCAGGCAACGGCGGTCGCGGCGAGGGCTTCGGCAACGGCCACCAGCCGGCCGAACTCGGCGAGTCAACAGCGGTCGCCGCGGGCGGCACACGCGGCGGTAACAACGGCCTGTACGGCACCCCCGGAGGTCCCGGCGGATCGGTCTCTGCTGGGGCACCCACTAAATGCGGCGGAGCTGGTGGCGGCGGTGGCGGTTCGGCCGCGTTCGCCGGCAACACCGGCGGCGGTGGCGGTGCTGGCGGTTACCCCGGCGGCGCTGGCGGCGGCGGCGGCTGCGGATCCTCCGGTGCAGCCGGCGGCGGCGGCGGACCTGGCTCTATCGGACTCGCTGTAATTCGCACCAGAGGTTAGGAGAACTCATGCCAACGGCAACCCTTGTAAGCGAACGTCTTTCAAATTTCTGCCCGACAACCAACCACTACGCTTGCGACGACGGCACATTCCTGGTCGTCACCGTGCCAAGGTTCGACGTCTCGGCCGCTATCGAAGCCAGGACCGGAATCCGGATACCCGTCAACACGTCGCAGTTGCCGACGCACACGGACGTGTTCCTCGCCGACGCCGATGCGGTTCCGATCGACGCCGATGGCGACCCTGCCGACGGCATGACACCCCTGATCCGGGTCGACGACTGTGACGACTTCGCCGAAGCGCTGGCCGCTGCTGGCTATGAGCTCGTCGAGGCCGACTGATGGTCGCGCGTAAAGGCTGGTGGACCCGCAACAGCTTGCCCTGGGTGAAGCGTTCGGCCAGCTTCGGCCTATCTGTGACGCCAACGCTCGGCTTCGACGGTGCTGTGTCAACGGTGGCCGCGGCGATGGGCTTGTCGGTGACCCCATCGCTGGGAATGGATGCCGCAGTGCGACATACAGCCGACTTCGGGCTGACGGTTACCCCAGAGCTGACGTTCGGGACGGGCAAGCCCGCTTCGTTCGGCCTGTCAGTGACGCCGACGCTCAGCATGGATGCAGTCGCCCGCGTCCCTGCATCGTTCGGCCTGGCCGTGACGCCATCGCTCGGCATGGATGCCGCGTTGCGGATTCCCGTCGGTGTCGGCCTGTCGGTCGCTCCGTCGATCGGCATGTCCGCCAAGGTGACGACCACCTATGCGTCGTTCCCCACGGTGCCGACGGGAACCGTCAACGTCGCGATCAACTCCGGCGCGGGAGCGGTGCAGGCGTCATCGAACACGTTGCAGGAAGGGAACTGCAACGCATCCAATGGTCCTTACCACTCGGCGGCAGTGCTGCCAGACAGCATGGCCACCGATCTCTACTCCGTAGCGGTGACGGTCGGCGCACTGAGCGGGGCGGCCAGCGACCGCCACGTCGGTGCCGGCGTTTTCTCGGCGGACGGAACCGTTGGTGTGATGACCTTCTGGCCCGCAGCCAGCGGTGGGGCGACCATTCACTCGCGGGTTGGAGGGACGTTCACCGAGCGCGCATCGCGGGGCAGTTCAGTCGCCAACAGTGGCGATGTAATCAAGTTGGTGCCAACGGTTTCGGGCGGTGTGGTGACGTGGACCGTGCACCTCAACGGCGTGCCGACGTCTCTGTCGTGGGTTGACAGCGGACATGTGGCGGACTTGCCCGGTCGGCACCCAGCGACGGTTTACCGGCGCGTATACGTCTTCCCCAACCAGTACCCGTCGCGCGGGGTGGCCGCGCTCACCGCGGCCGACATCTGATTTCACCCGGCACAACGATCGTCCACGCCGAAACTGGCTGGCACACAACAACAAGTAAAGGAAAGAGCACGTGGCAATCGCCGTAGACACTCACCAAGCAGTATCCAACGCCATCGCGGCGCGCGGCAACTACATCGCGGTGTACACCGGCGCCGGCGCCGGTACCACCGGCGCGAACGAAGCCAGTGGCGGCCCTTACGCCCGCAAGCCGACGAACTGGACACCGGACGGTGCCGGCAACAACAACGGATCCCCGACCGATGTCCCTGTAGGTCCCGGTACCTACACCGAAGGCGGTATCCACTCCGCAGTCACCGGGGGCAACTTCGTCGGGTCTGGGCCGTTCACTTCGGGCAGCGTCATCGTCCAGGGAACCGGCGTGACCATCACCGTAACGCCGAAGATCAACTCGAAGCCCGCCGCCTAACCATAAGGGAGACAACACATGTTCGACGTCGCTACTAGTCATCAGATCGTCGCGTTCGGAAACGAAATGATGAAACTGTTTGAGTGCGCGACCGCGGCTGTCGTCGTCACTGCTACCCGTGCCGATGGCGTGTGGACGGTGCACGCTGAGGGCATCGACGACGTTACCGCGATCGACCGAGGAGTGGCGGTTACGGCGATGACCAGTCAGTTGCTCGCCGCCATTCCTGGCACCGGATGCTCGACGACGGTCCCGCACGGAATCTTCGAACTGCCGTGATGACCTGGCGCGTTGTTGCCGTCGCAGCGGGAGCTGTTGCGGGACTGGCCATCTTCTCCGGAGCGTTCGCGGTGTGGATGGTGTTCGGCGCTGACCCCGACCAAGATCCGGTGTTCTCATGGTGACCAAAGATCAAGTCGCGCAGCTGATCGTCGGCGAAGCGAAGTCGCGCAACCACACTCGCGATGAGTGCCTGGCTGAGATGTCGGCGTTGTACCAAGAATCGCAGTGGGATGAAACCGTTTGGGATCCCACGCACACCACTTACGGTGTCGCGCAACAGGATGGCAGCTACCCCAACCGCTTCCAGGGCGCGGCAGCTCAGATCAAAGCGTTCTTCGACAAGCTCGACGTCAAACGCGCATCGCCAGGTCGCGGCGACATCTGGCTGAACATCTGCTGGCTTCAGCAGGCACCGAACTGGCTGAGCGCGCAGTACTGGTACGACAACGGGCGCCGCGCCTACCTGGCCGAGATCAAATCGCGTGTTGCGACCGTCACCCCGTACCTCGAGCGGTACTGGCCAGCCACAGGAACGCCGACTATTCCGGTCGACACTGCGCCGCCGGTGGGCGATCCCGTCTGGCTGCCCGACGTGCTGCGCGCGGCCGGGTTGCGCTGCGACATCTACCCCGGGGCGATGGACCGCGGTCACGGCGACTTCGGCCGAATCTGGGGCGTCGTCTGCCACCACACCGGCAGCTTCGGGGAGACCCCGCGCGGCATCGCCGAACACCCAGAACTGGGCCTCGCATCACAGCTCTACCTCTCCCGTGACGGCGTGTTCACGTTGTGCGGTGTCGGCATCGCCTGGCACGCCGGGGCGGGCTCATGGCCAGGCATCCCGACGAACAACGCCAATCAGGTGACGATCGGAATCGAAGCCGCCAACGACGGCGGCGGCACCCCGGGCAAGCCGCACCGCACTGGATGGTCGGACGCGCAATACAACGCCTACGTCACCGGCGTCGCCGCCATCTTGAACAAACTCGGCCAGCCGGCCGATCACGCCATCGGGCACAAGGAATGGGCCGGCGCCGCACAAGGCAAGTGGGACCCGGGCGCGATCGACATGAACATCTTCCGCGCAGACGTCGCGCGTGAACAAGCACGCCTCAAAGGCGCCGCATCCACTGATCCGATCGAGGAGCTACTGATGATGGAACTCGAATCAACATCGCCGTTCGCAACCCCCGGCGAACCGAAGATTCCCGCGGAAGTGATGCTGCGCAATGCCGACGCGGCCGGCCACCGGGCACTGGTCCTCGACGACGCCGAGGACGGCGACCAGGACGCGATCTTTCGGTTCGTCCGCGCGGCCCGAGGCCACGACAGCCGCTACACCGACGCCCCATCGGTCGCCAAGTGGCGGCGGCGACTGAACCGCTTCATCCGCAGGACCGCTGTTGACGCGGCATCCGGCGACACGACCGCGGTCGGAATCCTCCGACACATGCAGGACAAATACCCAGATGTCTTGCAGGACTTCATCAACACTCGGAAAGGCAACTGACCATGACCGCACCAGTCCAGACCCTCGGCCCGGCAGACCCGAAGGCGCCGTTCATGGCGAAGGCCTACACCTTAGTGACCAGCCTCCTCGGCCTGGCCACACTGGCATCGACGTTCAACCTGATCACCACCGAGCAGGCCAATGCGATCAGCAATGCCGGTACGTCGATCCTCGGCACCGTCGGCACTATCGTCGGTGCGATCGCAGCGTTCCGCACCCATCGGCAGGTCAACAACGGCACATTCGATGCAGCACCGGAACCCGTTGTGCCGCCGGGGATCAGCACTGCTGAGCAGATCGCGAACGCCATCCCCACTGTGGTGCAGGATGCCGCTGACACGATCGCGGTCAAGACGGCTGACATGGAGAAGATCAAGAAGGCTGCCGCCGATGCGTTTGGCCAGGTGCCGGTTGTCGGGCCGGTGACCAAGGTCGTGACTGGCAACAAGAATCCCGGCTGGGCCGCGTCCGGCGATTTCACTCCGCTGGCTGAGCAGGTCATGGCGAGCGTCAACCGGTGATCGCACGCCGGGCGGACTGGGTGCCGCTGATCCCGGTCCGGTACCGCCGCCCAATCATGATCCTGCTCGCCTCAACACCGTTCGTCGCTGGTGTTGACTTCCTGATGGGCGAGAACCCCGACACGATGACCATCGTCGAGCGGTCCATGCCTGACTACGCGTGGGGCACCCTGCTCGTGGTCTCTGGCCTACTGTCGGTCGGCGGCTACCTGTCTCGGCGGCCGGGGCTGTGCATCGCGGGCCTGCACCTATCGGGCTGCATCTTCGGTGCCCTGTCGGCGGGTATTGCATGGGCGTCGATCGACGAGACCGGCGGCTTCCGGGGCCCGTGGCTGTATCTGGTGATCGCGGCGGCGAGCTGGCTGGCAGCACTCGGGTACGCCGACCAGCTCAAAGGGGGCCGCCGGTGACGCTGACCCCGCCGGAGGGTGTCCCGCCGCTGTTGTGGCTGGTGGTGTTTCTACTCGTCGGGCCGCCCGCGCTGATGTCGAAGGTCGGCGCGAAGCTGCCCTGGGTGTTCGGAGCCGCGGGCCGGTGGTGGCAGGGACGAACATCATCGACGGCGTCCTACCGCATCAGTCAGGAGGAGTTGGCCCGGGTCGTCGCTGACTATGAGCGAATCCGGGAGGATTACGACGAGATGGTGGCGTGGAAGGCCACGATGGAGACGGAGCTGACTACTGCGAATCGTCGCTTCTGGGCGGCCGTTGCGTACATCCGCAGGCTGGTCGACTTCGGCAACCGTCACGCACCTGATGCCGATATGCCGCCGCTGCCGGAGTTGCTGCGCGATATTGTCTGACCCGCCGCCGGGGGGCGGTTACGGTGCTTTCGGGAAGAAACATCCATGAGCCGCCCTCGACTTCGGTCGGGGGCGGCTCGCTTTCGTCTACCTTCGTCGCGACCGTTATTGCGTTGTGCTGCTTCCTGTACCGCAGTACAGTTCCTGTCATTCGGTTGATGTGAGCCGGACGCTGATCGGTTATCCCTGCTATGGACGCCCCGCGTGGGGCGGTTACCCCGGTCGGCATTACACATGCCCACATCATCCGAGAACAACTGAATTTGCGGTGTGAGCCGGACGCATGTCGGTTACCACTTTTAATGGAGAGGTCGCGGGTTCGATTCCCGCTCGCCGTTCGCGGCGGTAGCTCAGTCGGTAGAGCTCTTATCCCGGCAGCACTCACACGCCCACACCGCCCCGAAAACTGAATTGATGTGCGCCGGAAGTGAATCGGTTAACTCAGTGGTCCGCGGGTTCGAATCCCGTCGCACCCTTGCGGGTGTGTGGCAGAGCGGCCTAATGCAGCTGACCTCAATCCCGGTCCACGCCAACACGCCCACATCACCTCAAAGTCATTGGCGCGAGCCGGATTTCGGTCGGTTACCGTTCTGGACGATACCCCCGGTCGAAGCACACACGCCCGCGCCACCTTCATTTTCAGGAGAGCCCCAATGGACGTGCTGACCACCGTGAACACCCGCCGCACTGCACAGACCGTGCAGGCCGATCCACGCCAGGTCAAAAACTCCGCCGGCGGCTACACCTTCGCCATCGACGACTGGGCCCGGGTACACCGGTTCTTGACTCTCGGCACCGATGGCGGCACCTACTACACCTCGGCAGCGGACCTCACGAAGGACAACGCCGCGGCGATCTTCCGCGCCGCAGCGGACAATCCGCTCGAGTTGGTGCGCCGGATCGTCGACGTCTCGGCGAATGGCCGTGCGCCGAAACAGAACCCGGCACTGTTCGCGCTCGCGGTCGCCGCCGCCTGTGATGACGTCGACGGTCGCCGCGCCGCGCTGGCCGCGCTCCCGCAGGTTGCCCGCACCGGCACTCACCTGTTCACGTTCGCCAAGTACGTCGAGCAGTTCCGGGGCTGGGGCCCGGCCCTGGCCAAGGGCGTCGCGCGCTGGTACACAGACAAGCCGGTCGACAAGTTGGCCTACCAGCTCGTGAAGTACCGGCAGCGTGAGGACTGGACCCACCGTGACCTGCTGCGCCTGTCCCATCCGGTCACGGCAGAGCCCGGCCGGCGTGCGCTGTTCGACTACGTGACGCGCGGGGTGGTCGGCCACGATCCGGAAACCTTCCGCGAAGGCGACGTGATCCCGGCGCTATTGCCCGCCATCGTCGAGGACTTCGTCGAGGCGCAGAACACGGCATTTGTCAGCGACTGGGTCGACATCATCCAGCGGGGCAACGGACTGTCGTGGGAGATGTTGCCCGACGCCGCACTCAGCAGCCCGTCGGTGTGGGAAGCGCTTGTGTACCAGGGGATTCCGCAGACGGCTCTGATGCGCCAGTTGCCGCGGCTGACCCGTCTCGGCCTGGCCACCGGCACCACCGCCGCGGTGATCGCCGACCAGCTCCAGGACGCCGAGCGACTCAAGCGTGGCCGGGTCCATCCGATCAACGTGCTGGTCGCGCTGCGCACCTACGCCGCCGGCCGGTCGGCGCGCGGTGACGGCACCTGGACGCCGGCATCGAAGATCACCGATGCCCTAGATGCGGCGTTCTACAACGCGTACGGGGCGGTCGAGCCGTCCGGTAAACGCACCCTGTTGGCGCTGGACGTGTCCGGGTCGATGGCGACGTCGTCGATCTCCGGCATGCCGTTGACTCCGCGCGAGGCGTCGGCGGCGCTGGCGATGGTCACCGCGGCGTCCGAACCTGACTGCGAGATCGTCGGGTTCACCGGCCGTCACGAAGTCCGCGGCACCGGCTGGAACCGTCAGGCCTACGTCGCGGAGAACATCATCAGCCGGTTGGACATCAGCCCTCGGCGCCGACTTGATGACGTCTGCCGGTACGTCGGCGAGCAACCGCTGGGTTGGACGGACTGCGCGCTGCCGTTCACCTGGGCCATGCGCGAGGGCCTGGTGTTCGACACCGTGGTGATCCTCACCGACAACGAGTCGTTCGCCGGTCCGGTCCACGTGCACCAGGCACTCAAGCAGTACCGGGAACGCGTCAACCCGGCTGCTCGTCTCGCGGTGGTGTCGATGACCGGCACGCAGCATTCGATCGCTGATCCTTCGGATACCGGATCTTTGGACGTGTCCGGGTTCGATGGTGCGGTGCCGCAGCTGCTCGCCGATTTCAGCCGCGGCGACATCTAGAGTTCGGTCCGTGGATGCACGCGCACAGCAGGCCCGGGAACATCACCGCAAAGCCGGTGACGCTTCCCGGGCCGCTGACCGGCACCGTGAGCAGCGTGACGAGCTCGTCCGCAAGCTCTGGTCGACTGATCGCGAGAACTGGACCTACGCGAAACTCGCGGCCGCCGTCGGCTGCTCACCGGAGCTGATCGCGAAGATCATCACCGGCCGCAAGGATGGCTGAGTTATGAGCTGGAGCTGGGGGCGATCAGGACCGCCACGACGTGATGTAGGTGACCTGCCGCCGGAGCTGGCCGCGACGTTGGAGGGCCACGGTTGGACGTACGTCAGCCGCTACGCATACGGCGCCGAGGGGTGCACCTGCACCAGATCGCGGGGCGATTCCAAGGAATGCCCGCTGCACCACGACGAGTACCAGCTGCGGCAGACGGGCTGCAGCTGCTGGGCTGGTGCCCAGCTAGCCGATGGCAGTTGGGTTGATTTTGCATGCCCGGTGCACTGGGACGCGGAGGACTGACAGTGACGGCCAAGCACGTGTCGATGTACGTCACCGATCCCTTCCCTGTACCGCCAAAAGGCCGGTGCGAGTTCAAGATTCTCCCGACCGCCGATGAAGTGATCCTCTGCAAGAACCAAGCCGTCGCTGCCATGAGTGCGCCGTGCTGCGGCCAGGAAACCCTCATCTGCCAGGAGTGCCTCGGCAAAGGCGGGCTGCTGGGGTCGTGGCGGTGCGACGGCTGCAGCGTCGTCACCGAGTGCAAACGGACACCGATGCGATTCGGGCTCCGGTACCTGGCATGAGCAACGGGCCGACTGACCGGGCGGGCGACGTGCCGGCGGCGGCGCGGTTGCCCAGTTGAGGCAAAATTCGTGTGCAAGCGCGTAGCATGTAGTTGTTCGAACGGTTGTTCGATTTTGAGAGGTTGGTGCAGGTATGGCAGATAGATCGGCTATCGAATGGACCGAAGCCACCTGGAACCCCGTCACCGGCTGCGATCGCGTCTCGGCCGGCTGCGACCACTGCTACGCCATGACCTTGGCCAAGCGGCTCAAGGCCATGGGATCGGCCAAGTACCAGAACGACGGCGACCCGCGGACATCAGGACCGGGCTTCGACGTCACGATTCACCCGCAGGCCCTGAATGAACCGCACCGCTGGCGCCAGCCGCGTGTCGTGTTCGTCAACTCAATGTCCGACCTATTCCACGCCAGGGTCCCGCTGAGCTTCATCCGCGACGTCTTCGACGTCTGCCGAGACACGCCGCAACACACCTACCAAGTGCTCACCAAACGCAGCCTGCGGCTACGGCGCGTCGCCGAAAAGCTCGACTGGCCAAGCAATCTCTGGATGGGCGTCTCCGTCGAGAACGCCGACGCGCTGACACGCGTCGACCATCTCCGCGAGGTGCCGGCCGCGGTCCGATTCCTGTCCTGCGAACCACTCATCGGACCTCTGGACGGCATCAACCTCGACGGCATCCACTGGGTCATCGCCGGCGGCGAATCCGGACCCAACTACCGGCCGGTCGACATCAACTGGGTACGCGGCATCCGCGACGCGTGCGCCGACGCCGACGTCGCGTTCTTCTTCAAACAGTGGGGCGGACGGACCCCGAAGGCGCTGGGCCGGGAACTCGACGGCCAAATCTGGGATGAAATGCCCAGCGCCATCGCGATCTAGGCCGGCACGACTTTCAGATCCTCGGTCTTGCCGCCGACGCCCGTGGTGGACGTGAACCCCTCCTTGTAGAGCTGTTTCACCGCGGCGCGAGCGGCCAAGTCGCGGACCTGACCGACGTAATCGCCGAAGACCTGCACGGGGTAGTCACCAAGGCGCACAGTGCCTTTCGCTTCCACCAGGCGTCGGATGTTGTCCGCGATGACCGGAACCGCGGCTTTTTCAACGTCCTTGATGTTCGGTGCCGCGTCGAACAGGCCGGGGCCTTGCTGCTTCTCCTGCTGGGCAGACACCCCCGCCCACCAGTCTTCGATCGCCTTCGCTGTCGCGTGCGAGAAGTTCCACATACCGGCGGGGTGACGGGTCCCATAGATCAGGTGGTAGATCGGCTTGTGCGTCGGCGCTCGGCGCACCGGGACGACCATCAGGCTCATCTTGGTCGCATCGAGAAGCCGCTGGGCGAAGTCCTTGACGACGGCGTCGACAGCCTCGTCGGTGACGCCCTTGGCGAAGTAGGCGCGCCACCAGTCGCCACCGAGTGCGACGTCGAGGTTCTTCATCGTGGCTTCGCTCGGGGTTGCCGAGGTGACATGGCCACCGATACGGCGCAGGGCCTCCAGGCTGAAGTTGATCATGACTTCCGTTGGGGGCCAATGCTTGGCGCCGCCGCGATTGGCCGCGGCTACGAGGTCGTCGAAGGGGATGCCGACGCCGCACGGGTCGAGGAAGATGAAGGCGGGTCGATCGGCGAAATAGGGCAGGCGGTTTCGCAGGTAGTTCTTGGCGTCGTCGCGGCTGGTGTCGACGTCGATGCCCTTGGCGCGGTACTTGTCGCACAACTCGTCCAGCACCAGGTACGTCTCGCGCTTCTTCTCGCACAGGTGCAGCGAGATCGGCACGCCGGACCCGAACTTCTGCCCAACCGCGAAGTCGAGCATCTGCCCGGCCGAGCCGAGCTGGCCGTTGTCGTAGATGCCCCGCCCCGCGAATCCGTCGAAGTAGGCCGCGCAGCGGGCGACCGACGCGGTGCGGATGAGGAACACCGGCAGGTAGCGCTTGAGCAGATTGTGCTTCAGGACGCCTGGCAGGCGTGCATCTTTCCAGTACTTCGCATTGGCACCAGTGGCCATGTTCACCTCCGTTAAGCCAAGGGCCACGGAGGGGATTCACAGCAACGACCGCTGCACGGAATGCTGCCGCATCCGCGAGTGTCGCTTAGGATCGGGGTGTCTGCCCAGACATATACCCGAGGCCCGCGCTGGAGTCCGCTCCGGTGGGGGCCTCGGCGTTTTCCGTGTACAGGCCCGGTTTGTGACCTGCATCGCCAATTCTATGCGGGGCCCGCGACACGGTTCGGCGTGTCGCGCGGCATTTCGGGGGTACACGCTCGCCCGTGGCCGGGCCGATATTCGATGGAACCGATCGCCCGTCCGGTGCGTCTATATAAGTAGATCGCCCTGGGTAACTCTCCTACCTGGGGCGATCGGCTTTGTGCAGGCCTCTCTCGTCGAGGATGGCGGGGAGCTGCCAGAACCGAGTGATGTCGCCGCGCATGTCCGGTTCGAACTTGAGGGCATGGACCTTCTTGATGTTCTCGCCGGAGATGGCGCTGAACAGGTTGCGCACGCCGGTCGCGTTCTCCGCCGCGGGCTTGTCATCGACCGCCCAGCGCTGCAAGACTCGAAACTGTGTTCGAATCATGGCAGGCGGACCTACTCGGCTACCGCACGTTGATCCCGGTCGATCGACCGGTCATGGTGGACACCGCCAGGGCGTTCCCGCCGGTTGGATTCCGGCGCGACCAGCTTCCGATGTGGGTGAAGGCCGGCGGCCTCTATCTCGACCCGTGGATGCCGGGCCGGCAGACCGCGTGGCTACGCCGCTCGGACGGCGGCTGGCTCGCCGTGGTCACAGTCGAGGCCTCCAGCGGGAACAGCCTGTCACACCTCACGATGCAGCTCTGGCTGCTGCCCGAGGACATCACCACCGATCCGCCGCCTGCAAACGGTGGTCAGCCTTCCTGATATTGGCGCCGCCCCGCAAGGTGGATGACGGGCGCCGGCGGGCACTGCGCATCATCCAGACATTGGGCGATGTGGTCGGACAAGCGGGTCAGCGCCTCGTCAGTGATGTATCGGTTGGCCGACTTCTGCTGGATGCGCAAGCGTTCGGCGATCTGGTTGCGCCACGAGACGATGTCCTCGGCGGCCGCTTCCAGGCACACGGTCAGTTCGTGACGATCTTGCAGATCATGCACCAGGAACTCGGCCCTCTCCAGAAGCCATGGGGTGAGATGCGGTCCTGACACGCTGGCAGACACTAACGCCAAATTGTGCATGCTGTTGACGAAGCAACAGCACCGTTATCTCTACGCGACGTCATCCATGTCGTGGACCGACTCGAGCGGCTCTATGGTCGCCCGTCGGGCGGCACGAAAAGGGTCGAGCTTGTTGATGGCCTCGTGCCGCCGGTGGTCGGGCACCTTGGTGTAGATGGCAGTTGTTGCGAGGCTGGCGTGCCGCAGCAGCTCCTGGACGGTCCGGAGGTCGGCCCCATCCTCCAGCAAGGTGGTGCCGTACCAGTGACGGAGGCTGTGTGGCGTTCCTGGGGTGCCGGCGCGGCGCATCGCCTGGCCAACGATGTCGCTGATGGACTTACCCAACGCGTGGGTATGGGATCGGCCGCGCATGCCGGGGAACCAGACACCGCGCCGAGGCATCGTGTGCGCAGCTTCCACGAGCAGATGGTGTAGCGGCAGCGCGGCTCGCTTCTTGCCCTTGCCCCGCATGATGTAGATGACGCATTTGTCCAGGTCGATGTCTTCGCCCTTCACCCGTGCGATCTCGGACACCCGTAGGCCGGCCAGCGCGGCGAGCAGGATCATGACGCGGGTACGGTGGTGCATCCTGGCGGTGAGCAGCTTCACGAGCCCGTCATCGGGGACCGGTCGCGGGACGCGCTCGGGGTACTTCGGGGTGCCGAGCTTGATCATTGGGTCGTCGACGCGGTGCTCTTCCACGATCAGCCATTTGAACCAGGCGCGAAGGTAGCTGTGGTAGGTCGCGGCGGTCGAGTCTGACCAGTCATCTTCGTGGGATCGCAGCCACCGCATGATCGTCACCGGCTCAACGGTGACGGGGTTGCAGTCAGCCTCGTGAGCGAAAAGGTTGATGACCCGGATTCGTTCGCTGGTGGTGCGGCTGGATTTGCGGGCGGCTACGTGCCATAGCTCCCACTCTGTAATTAACGGATGTGCAATCTCCAC